TAAGGGGTTGGGGCGAGAAATTACTTCTCTCTAATTGCAAGTGCTTCCGGTTCAGTGAGTTGCTTTAGCGAAGTAATTTCTCGCCCCAACCCCTTAGAAATCCATCGCTTTAATTCCTCCTCAGTTCTGCCGAGTTCGTTTCGCATTGTGTGAATTGCCTTAATGCTGTTTGGGGTTATCTCTGTTGGCTTTTCATTAACTGTATTACTATCTCCTTGTGGAGGTGGTGAAGTTATTTCCGGTGCCTGTACTCCGCTGTTTGCCCATGCTGTGAGCATTTTGCCGTGTTCCTCAGTCAATACATCATACTTATTTTCAAATATATGAGTATTGTCCTTCATGGCGGTAGCAATATGAGTTTCCTGGTCAATCATAAAGGTAACCGTAAACTCATATTCATAATTTGCCCTTTGCTCTGCACCCATACCTATTTTCTTTGGAACCTGCTTGCCGTTCTTCTCCTCTAGCACATATTGATCTTTTCCGCGCAAACAGTTAATGATATTGCATTTGCTATATAACTGCTTGTCTACAAAAGCATTGTGACGGGGGTTAATTTTGCCCCAATTGGTATATGAGTTGCCTGGCATTTTGTCGTGAATTTCAAGTAGTCCACCCCGACCACTCCATTCATGCGATCCGCTATCAATAATCAGATTGTTGTAACCATTTTGCTCGGCGTATTCGATTACCTCAATGTATTTCTCAGGTGTATAAGGCGGTTGTAGATCAACTATGTCATAATCAAATTCATCGGCATAGAAGTATCCCCTGTCACTCTCTGTATTAGCTAATAAGGTTGTACCGCCGATACCTTTTGCTATTCTTAGTGCGGTATAAGACTTACCGGAACCGCTTGGACCTATTAATGCAACCCTAACCTTTACCTGTTTGCGTACTGCTTTAGTTGCTTGTATTGCCATTTAAAACATCACCTCGCTACTAATCGGCACAATGCCTTTATCCGTTACACGACTACACCACAAATCCGCAAAATGGATAATCATGGTTAGTGGATGCTCTTTGCCGTTTACGTCCCTACCACTAGGGATATATAGCATATTATGGTAAACAATCGCCTGTCGCTCGTCCTCGGTCATTGGCACGAACCTACTTAGTATATGCAAACTCATAACACTGTGGTCACATTCAACCATATCGTTGTGCTTATATGGTTTTGCTTCGCTGACTTTACCTGTTTTCTCGAAAACATTGCTAATGTAGTACGGTTTGCCATGAGTACCTATTTTGCCTACATCATGAAAAAGTGCAGCGAACATGATACTTTGTAAATTTAGACCATGCGCTCCAAAAGATAATTGCAGATTAAGTGCCGTAACCATCACATTTAAGCTATGCTCTAATAGTCCGCTTGGCCAATTGCAATGATGCTGACCGCTACACGGGGCGCAGAAGAAACCGTTTAACTCTAAATGTGCAGCTAACTTGTCCATTCCGGGACGCTCAATCATACTTACTGCATTTCTAAATCTTTCAATATTGGCTTGAATTTTGTCGTTCAAGGCTAATCCTCCTTAAAATGGTATCATATCCGTTTCACTCTCAACCCTCTCAAAACACCCAGGATTAGGACAAATCATCACACTATCTTGCGTTTCCCTCTCCCAAAGAATCCCACCAACCACTTCCATGTTGGTGCCGGGCAAATCATACTCGACTTTTCTTTCTCCGCATCTTTTACAGTACATTTTCTCTCCCACTCCTCCGGCACACTCGCCAACTCCATACAGCGAACCGATACCCTTTCCAATGTTTCGGCAACAATCTCAGCATTACCCAAGCGGATTGAGTTTGCCCATGATGCCGTGTATTTAGCTAGTTCGGTGTAGTCTTTCTTGTTCATGCTGTTTCCTTTTTGTTGGTGATAAGAGATATTGTTGTTAAAGATCCAGGTATTACATAAAAACCATGACCATTTTTGCATATACCATTGCAACCGTGACGACTAATACACTCATCGAGTCTTAGCATGAGCATGCCAAATTTATTTTTACCGAGTACGGTTGCTTTTTTATTTACAATACTCCTGTACTCTGTGTTCACAATAACCCTATCCCACTCCTTAAACTCCATCCTACTCGTCCTCCTTGTCCCTAACAAAATAACTTCTTCCCGTGTTACATATTCCTTCACATAGGAAACATGGAAAATTTTTAACTCTAGTGAATTTAAAAATACATTTAACGCAATCAGGAATATAGTTATGGTTAAACTCCTGCATCCTGCTTGTCCTCCTTGTTGTTGAATTTGGTTTACAACGCCCCTATCTCTCCCCGGCAATTTGGGCATATTTGAAATCCCCTGTACGGTCTTAAGTCATTCTGCTATCCGCACATATAGCAGTCTGGACGATATGCCTTGACTAATAGCAATTAACTTGCAACCATAAGCGATTAGCAGTATCCTTTTCCAGGACAGCCTGACCATTATCTGTTGTATTTTCCTCGGTGCTTACGGTCAAATCGCTTAACTTTGGTTCCTTATCGTGTAAATCTTTGTTTTCACTCATTTTACGGTAATCTCCTTATCTCTCATTGCGGAATTGCACTATCGTTACCCCCGTGAATAGCTTAATATTTCTATTGTCAGACTTCTTGGTGACAATAATTCTCATGTTATTGTTAGGCAAAAACTCCATTCTCATTTCTACCGTTACCTCCCATACTAACTAATTTCCTAGCTTCTTTAATTTCCTTAACCTTTGCCTTAATGCGATCTACCACAAAAGTTAGGTAAAAGTTAGGTAAAGGTTAGATTATTTTTAGGTTGTTATGCTATACTACATTTAGTTGATTACTTGGACTTTTATTTAGTGAAAAACACCCCTTGATATTATAAGTTTATTAAATCTGAATCGGATTGAGGACGTGACTCCCCAGTAAGATCGGATACCTTGCAATTAAGAGCAATGGCAATTTTAGCCAGAGTGCTTAAAAAAATGTCAGTCGTATTACCGTTTTCGATATTGGATATATTACTTTGAGTAAGTCCTGTAAGTTCGGAAAGCGTTTGTTGATATATACCCTGCTGTTTTCTTAGTCGGCAAACATTTTCACCGACCAATTTTAAATTCAAAGGTTAAACCTCCTTTCGGTTAAGTCCTACCTAAAAAGGTAGTTGCTAGATAAAAAAATATTGCTCGTCCCACTAAAGATAGCATATACCTTTAAAGGTATAATGTCAACCGCTTTAGGTAAATTTTGTCCCTAATTGTAGATAATAAAGATAAACTATTTTAATAAAAATGGAGGAATTTAAAATGGAACTAAAGGATAAGTTGCAAAGTTTGAGAATGAGGCGTGGGTACTCTATGGAAAAATTAGCTGAAATAGCTAAAGTGGCCCTAAATACCGTCGGCCAAATTGAAAGAGGTGAGCGTAAAAATCCAGGCATTGAAACCATTGAAAAATTAGCTAAGGCATTAAATATAAGTCCTTTGTATTTTCACAAGGAATCGATTCGGACATATTTTGATGTAAAAGAGGTTAACGATGCCATGACCGAAGAATTGAAGCAAATGCTACTCGATAAAGCGTCTTTACCTTGGATGATGTTAGCTAAGAAAGCATACGAGGAGCGCATACCACCTGAGATTGTGGAAGAATTGCTCAATACTATTACAAAAGCAAGAAATTCGTAATATTATTTTGTCGGAAATTGATGGAAGATATTACTTGAAATTTGTTGCTATTAGGTGTATCATATTAGATCATAAAACAAGTGTTCGTATAATAAAAGGGGGGTAAGTATTTGGAATTTGACATTAAAAATTTTGGTAATTACATTGAACTCGTGGTGGACAATGGCGTTTGCACGATTAATAGAAACATATCCGAAGAAGGCATCAAAATACTTAACGAAACCGCCCTAGAATCTATGGCAAATAGGGTTAATGAGGGTAAGCATGTACTGGCAGATAATACGAAGTGTTATGGTGCTTTTCGTGGTTCTGGCTGTTGTTCTTTTGGATAAAAACAAAACCCCTTCCGATGTGGAGGGGTTTTAATAATTTCCGTTGTAATGTCGAAAAAGTAATGTTAAAATAATTGCTAATTAAATGCCGAAGGGAACCCCCACCGACCAAAGTTTGGGTTCCCTTTCTATTAAAGCGGAGGCTTTGCCCCTGCCTGCTTTGCTGTTTATTATTCTAAGCAATGTCAGGGTAAATGTCAAGACTCTCCGCTTGGTTTTTTGTTGGAAAATTTATTAGCGGAGGGGTTATTGATGGGACAGGCACTTAGAAAAATCAGCGAAAAGGAATTTACCACTAGAAAATACTTAGAAAATACCATTAGAAAAAAGCAAATTTCCATTATAAATAATTATAATAATAACAATGATGATTATATAAATATTATTAAGAGAAAGAGTAATGCTTTGAAAGAATATCTAAGTAAAAAAGAAAAGGTGGAAAAGCCAATGGAAAATTCGGATAGAAAAAAATATATCGGCATTGAAGAAGCTGCGAACTATACCGGTAAGACAACCAAGACTATTAGAAACTGGATAGGTCGCGGTATGCCCAATGAATTTGTCAATGGAAAATACTTTGTTGACATAGAAACTTTGGATAACTGGAAAGAAAAAAAGCCTAGAAAAATTAAATTTACACAGGAAAGTACCGATGGAAAAAATAATGAACCTGTGGATAACTCCAATACTGAAAATATCGAACCGGAAAAATATTCACCAGGGCCACCAAATAATTTTGTCACACGGGAAGAATTAAACTCCTACACACTAACGATAAAAGATTTTACCGAAGCATTAAACGGACTCCGACAGGATAATCAGGAATTGAGGGATAGACTTGAACAAATGGAATTGCGGCAGAAGGAAATTGACATAGAAAACAGAACGTCCCGCATCGAGAAATATATCTCAGAAATGCGGGACCGTCAGAAGTTGTCTTGGTGGAGGAAGTTGTTTAGTCGGTAACTTCTACAAAACTAACATCTTCCGAATAATAACCGTTTGACTCTCCATACCAACGAATGGTTACATAACCTTTAATCGTTGCCAGTTTATAAAATGTCCATGTAAAACTTTCGTCCCATTCTCTTTTAGGGCGATCTTGATTAGTTGTTTCTTCTGCCATAGTAATAGGACTTCCAATTAAATCGTCTATGTTACCGATTACATCTTCTATGCTGACATTTTCGCAACAATCTTGAAAATGAAGCATCTTATATTTTGTTCCATCGTTGCAGGTAAATAATATTTCTTCCTTATCATCGTTTATTTTTATTTCGGTTAATGTCTTTCCGATAAGTGCGCTAATCATAATCTAACCTCCCCTATTATCTGACTCAATCTTTGCTTGGCGATATTCTGGTTAATTAGCCATGAGCCAATTTCCCTACCCTCATAGCCACTACAATATTTTTTTCCGCAGCAACCTATTCGCTTAGTACAGGAGTTGCAGAATTTAAAGTATGGATTACCTATTATGTTCACTTTTCCACCCCCAAACACTTTTCCAGTAATCCCCTTAAACTCTTATAAGACTCAAAACCACTGCCGCATAGCCATTCAAGAAACACCAGATCATCGCCGGAAATCTTGATATTATGTTCCTGCAGCAAACCCATAAGGCTCTCTATGCGCTCATCCCTGCTTAGGTATTTGACTGGGTGCTTGATTGGGTCATGGTCGGCATTTATCTCAAAGATACGTTCTTCCGTTCTAAGGTGAGGAATAGCGCAATCTAGGCAAACTATATTATTATCCAGCGGCACAAAATACACTATGTCACCATGAGCGAAGGGTTTGCCGCATGACTGGCAGTTACGGATTGGTGTTGTTTTCATGGTTGGCCCTCCTTTTTAGAAAGTCTGGGCAAAAAATATTCACAATGCCTAAGTTCAAATTTATCCTTGGTTTTACATGATTCTATGCTACTTCTATTAATACACCTAATACATTGATGTCGTTTAACCTTCATTCACCCCACCCCCTCAATAATCTCCACTATTCTCTCTAGTTGTTCTTTGCTGAGAGAATGTAGATTAAATTCCCTTAACCTATTTATTGCTTTATGTCGGTCTATTTCATCTAAAACATTCTGAGTGATTGGACGTATTGTAAATGAGCAACCCCAAGCATTAGAAGATTTATGGTAACCTTCCTTATCTGTCGATAAGCCACTCTCTAAGCGCACAATGCCGGTAGGAGTCATTTTTTTAACTTTATCAATAGTGTATACTGTGTCCCTACGTCTAATATAACAAACCTTATCGCCCGGTTTAAGAGACTTTAGCCAATCGACGTATTCTATATGACTCACCCCTCAATAATCTTATGTCGCTTCTTCTTCGGATATAGAAGAACACATATATTCCACGGAAGGATATACTTCCATTTCTTTTTTGCACTTAGGACATTCTATTATTCTTTTGTCTAAATCATCGTTAATTGCCCTTCTCCCGTTGAATTCATGGCCACAGTAGGGACAAATACAAGTGTCAACACTGATGGTTTCATCGGTCGGATATGTGACCTCATCTTTTGGTTGTTCCTCAATAATAGCCTTAATCTGCCGGAGTTGTTGGAGAGTAATTTTATTGTAATGTGGACTGGAAATAATTTTTTCTATATTTATAGCAGTAGAACTATATTCCTGCTCGTCATAATAATTTTGTGCGGATAGATAAATTTTAAATGAAGTAGCATCTAAACATGCGAGATTATTGATCTTAACCTTATACTGCCTAGAATTAGGCGACATGCTTATATAGAAATAAGTCCTACCTACTTTTACTATTTCATATTCTCGCAGTTCCCTACCTCCATAATAATCCTTAACATAAACCTTCTGCCCAACTTCCATGCTAGTCACCTCCTACAAATGAAATAAACAGTAAATAATTACAACTGCACCAATAACACCAAACAGTGAACCGATGTATTGTATTATATCGTTGTCTTGCGTGTTAATCACCTGCCACATCATGTAAATATAAAGTATCATTTTCTTTACAATAACCACAAACGCAACCCCATGGTTTTGAAGTTAATTCTACTTCTACTGTTTTATATTTAGGGAATTTCGTTATATCATTGTTTAGTGATATAGATGGTAATATATAAACAGCAATATTCCAAAGTCCTTGTTTTACAATATGATATTTAACCCTACTCACCTTCCTCCAACTTCTAACACCCATCAAACTCAGGCAGTGCTTTAAATTCTTCTTCTGTCATTGCAACCGCTTCCACAGTAAAGAAGTCGTTAAATAGATGTGTCTTATCCCCAATCTGTAAAGATTTTAATGCTGTTTCAGTTAACTCTTTGGCGACTGAATCAAGGCAAAATTCGTCTATTTCTTTTCTTTCTTTATCAGGCATTTCTTCTAAAGTAACCATAATATCTTCTACGGCATCCTCTGGTTTATCGTGCATAACCCAGGAACCATATTCTATATTTGAAACTTTATAGCATTTTATGAGATTAGGTTTACAGGAAAGACAACATACTTTTACTATCCCATCTTCCCCTATCTTTATTTGACATTCTGTATCTATTAATATTTCTTTATTACAAACTATGCAACAATTAGACATTCCCTAATTCCTCCTTTATATCTCTGATTTTGCGTATTTGCTCTAGTGTAAATGTCGGCAATAGGTAAACTTTTTGACTTGACATTTTATTTTCTTCCCTTCCTACTACGCCGCAAACCAATCGCAAACCCGGCAGCGAAAACAATGGTGATTATAGCGGTGAGTGTGAGCCACTTCAATTGTTTTCACCTACCAATAACTCAGGATTTTCGTGAATATTTCCGATTACCTTACAATCCTCAAGTCCGTCAAAAATAGGACTATGTGACGAGTAGTATATTTTCCCACCCAAGAATTTTCCATTGGGCTTAGCTAGGCAAAATGCACCCCAATGAATATTACAGCGTATTGCAAACATTTGATTGTGCTTGTCTTTAACTAAATCTCCCTCAAAAACCTCCTGCTCTTCGGGAAACTCGGCAGTTCTCTTGCTGTCGCGTAGGCCGGTGAACTGACCAATAGTAGAAGGATCAACCTCAAAAGAATTCACATAAACCTGTGCCCAATTCGTAACGATTATGTGCTTAACGGTTCCCATATGTTCGTAACGGATATAATACCCATAAACAAACTCGCCATTATCTACCCTTCTGCCTCTAAATATAATTTGCCGCATTAGTTTTCCTACTTCAAACTACTTCCTGTGTTAAAAATACTTATACTCTCAATTTGCGATCTATTTACCATGATTTTCGGATTATCTCCGAATCCGCAAAAATCGCTTTGAAGTACGCTTTTAACGTCCTGCTCTGCCTTATACATATTGCTACCATGTAAACCGACTATAATTTTTCTTCCAGAAATCAAAACTATTTCTAATTCCATTATTTTTCCTCCCTCTCAATTTTCTTTATTTCCTTAATAACCAATGCCCGAATCCATGCACTTTCCTTCACGCCGAGTTTACCGACAACCTCATTAACCTTTTGCTTAGTTTCGTGGTCAAAGTAAACTCTTATTGATGCTTCGTTTTTACCTGCCGCCAAATCAATTACCTCCTAATTAGTATATTAATATTATATTCCCTTTTAATTAATAAATCAAGTCTAAAACATGCTTAAATGGTATAGATTTTTCGACATTTCTATGGTATAATATTCCTATGGAGGTGTTTCAAATGGATAAAAATAAGACCGTAAAAGAACTGTTATTGTCTGAAAACTACATTCAATTAAATAAACTACTTATACATGCCATTGGTCTGCATGAATCAATACTTTACTGTGAACTATGTTCAAGGAAGAAGTATTTTGAAGATAAGGATTTATTGTCGGAAGACGGATATTTTTTTAATACCGTTAATGATTTATATGCCGGGACAGGTATTACCGAAAAACAACAGAGGGCAGCAATTAAGAATTTGACAAAATTAAAACTACTAAATGTTGTAGTAAAGGGTTTACCAGCTAAAAGATATTTCAAAATTTATGACCATGACGAACTGATAATTGCCCTAATAAATAAGGGAAAAGAGGTTTATAATGAGATAAAAGAGTCCTCAGCCCTTAAATATCAACAGTTACGCCAAAATGGCAGAAGTACATCGGACAAAATAGCAGAACTACCTCCGCTATATGGGCAGAGTAATAAGAACAATACCAATAAGACTAATTCAGAAGAAAAATCTAATAATGTATATAATGTTGGTTTTGCTAAAAAACACAAAACCAAAGCATATTTTTTATTTAATGAATTAATCAATAAACCTATTAGTAAGGATACAGATACATTTGAAGAACAGTGTGTTAAATACTTCTTTTACCAATACCGCGACATGATGGGAGAAGATCACCCTTCCATGAAAGATGATCAAATACAAAACGCACTTGATATTATGAGGATTAATTTCAGTAGCGGAAAAGTAGTCATGGAGATAATAAAAGACTATTTCAGTACGGAAATGGATTGCGACTATAACCTTAATCATTTTGTTAGCGGAGAAATAATTGAGAATAGACTATATAACACGGGAAATCATTAACTGTATAAAAAAATAACCCTTCACGGGTTAAAAATACATTCGCTGCCCTGTTCGTTTTTTAGATCGCACCATTGATCGCACAACCGTCTTTAAAAGAACAATATCAGTCCGCAACGTCAATAAAATCAAGGTAATGGACAAGCAATCAAATTTATATATAAGACGGACGTCACGACGGACGGATTATAGCGATGAAATTTTCAACAACTAATCGACCGACCACCTAACTAACTAACTAACTAACTAACTATAAGTCTAACCCGAAAAAACGTGCAATCTTGGAAATAGCCGACCAAACAACTCCGATAACCATAGCAATAGCGGTAAATATTGTAATAATTTTAACCATACCGGCCACTTGACCATAGCCCAGTGCGGAAGTAATGTATTGCATAATCCAGCTAAAAGTACATAAAACCATTAACTGCACTATCGGCATACCTATTCCCTTTAAGGTTTCTGCCGCCACTCCTGCATGACATAGAGAGGGGAATAAGAGTAACCCAATTATTGCCGCTAAATATTTCATCCTAACACCTCCCGGCGAATATTGCCCACAAGATAACTTTCGAACTCTAACCCGTTTTTATTTTCCGTCCTAACTAACTCGTTAATCTTTTTAAGTTTGCGCTCGTTGTCGGTGATTAACAGAGTTTTTGGAAATCTCTTGGTCTGCTTCACCCACCACTGATCCGGCAGTTTGTCGAATAGCTTATTGTATTTTTTTACCTTATCAAACTCGTTGGCCGGATGGTGAATATCCATTTCGATAAACAGGAAACGAAATTGGCCTGTGATAGTGTTTTTGATAGCAATAAAGCAATCTGTAAGTAGTATTTTCATGTCGTAATTATAATTAACGGAGTGAATTTCCTCCCATGATTTTAAGTTTCGTTCTATCCAAATTACTGCCCAATTCAATAATACAGTGTGTTGCATTTGCTCTAGTCGCTCCCGGTAATAGGCGTATGGTTGCTCTAGGTCGTACCGCCAGCGTTGTAGGCGTTTTTGGTCAGTTAACCGTTTGAGGCGTTGTTGGCATTTGCGCTTGCCGGATGCCGTGAGAGGGAATAGTAGTACCTGCACCTGTTCGGCATTGAGGCATCTGTGGGTGTGTATGCGCTCTAGTATTCTTTCATCGCGGCAATAACCTAACCGGCGGTTCGACATTTGACCAACTAGTGAAAGCATCGACATTAACCCCTTTCAATAACTTTTTGGCCTGATTTACTGGAAGGTGCATCGTTTGGACTTCCCGGGTATCCATGCCGAATCTGTAAATTGCCCGACCTTTTACTCCCGGGAGATATGCGGCAAGGGAACAAGTTTCACCTAAAACCATACGGCTATTAAGTTCATCGGCAACCTGGAAACATAGTCTGCTTTGAAACATTGCCCTGGTATCTCCCGGGAGAACCTTTGTTGATGGTCTTTGTGTCGCCGCAACCACTGAAATACCAACCGCCCGGGCAAGTCTGGTTATCCTGTCGATAAGTTTAATCGTTTTAGTGCAGGATATTTCCGCTAATTCATCTATTACAACAACGATAAAAGGTAACGGTTCCTTCGCCCTCTTATTGTAGTCCTGAATTTTAACCACTTTTGCCCTCTCTAGCGTCTTAATACGCTGTTCCATGCCCTTCTCAATGGCTTGCATCAGCAATAGTGCTTCTTCCTCCGTCCTTGCTAATGCCGCATAATCTTTCAAATAGGCAAATTCTAACCTTTTTAGGTCTATAATGCCGATTCGTGCTACTGGTAATAGGGAAGTAATAAGAACGTGCAGGAAGTTAGATTTTCCATACCCAGGAACACCTGCAATAAGTAGATGCGGAGATTCTTCAAGCGGTAGCACCTCCAGTCCCTGCTTACTAATTCCGACAGGTATTGGCAAGTCTATGTTACCGTCATAATTCCAGTTATAAGGTAGCTTATTTGGTATCTCGTTTGTATTGATGTTAATGTGTAGAAATTTGCCGTGTTTCTCCATTTCTACATTTAGCCCGGTAGCATCTTCGAAGTATTCCTGCTGATTTTTTAGAGTGTTGAATGACGTACCCGGGCGAAGTGTGAATATCATGTGCCATCCTGTTTCGGTGCGCTTGATACCTTTGCGGATCGGTAGTGGTCGGGGTTTGTCGAGGGGATAGAGAGTTTCTAGGGTATCTAGGATGGCGGCAGGTATTTCGTATCCTCTGCGGTGTCTATAGGCATCTTTTAGGGCATTTATCGCCTCACCTAGCATGTTGATTTTTTGTTGCTTCATGCTGTACCTCCTGTTCGTTGTGTTGTTCGTTAAGTTTATGCGGAGGCGGTTTGTCTATATTCGTTTTTGGGCAAAAAAATAAACCGCCCGGAGGCGGCTAGTTGTATTATGGTTAATATCTAGTTTAATAGTTAAATAATTTTTGAGATAATTTCTTTAACGGATTTTTGTATTTCGTAAAGTCTATCGCGTTCTGACTCAATGAGTTTAATGAGCGACAATTCATCATCTAGCGACATATTATATTTCTTAGCCATTGAACTAATGTTGCGCTTTAATTCCAGTAGGTTGTTGATTTGTTTTTGCTCTCCATAAGCAAACCATTCTTGATCTCCAATTTTATTGAACGCGTGAATTTCTCCATTGTCATCAATGATTTGGAAAACCAAATTATCCTCAGAAATAATATCATAATGCCTGTCCTCGGTACAAAATCTTTCTCCGTTTGGTATGTTATAATAACCGTCCTTAATGCACAGTATTCGCTTATTCATACTATCGTCCTCCCTCTCTTTAATTCCCCTACTCCCACCCATATACGGCATGGGCAGGATAAGGAAACTAGCGGAAACCTTTCTTTGTTTTTGGACTGAATTTCTTGCAAGCAAACTGATTAGAGCTAACCCTGTTTTTGCTTATGCGACAGTTCTTAACTGTCATAGGCGCATAGTGATTGCAGTCACGACACACCTCGTTCATCGGCATATTACCAATTGACTTATTTTTATAACCCCCGAACATACCCCAACTATCAGAACGAAAATACATTATACTATCACCTCAATCCATTCTGTCATCTTCCACTGTGTCGCCGCAAGTGTCATGGCATCTAGGGGCGATGATGCCCATATGGTGTCCTTGCTGCAACCGGCAGGTATGGTCGTTTTGCCGATTGTTAGTTCAGGGAAATGGAGTTTTAAGCGGTATTTGTTTAACTCAGGTATAAAAGTACCTCTGGCTGTTTCTTGGCGTTGTATGGCCTTTAGGATGCGGTTTGCGGTTGATGTGGTCATTGTGGTTGTCCTCCTATGCAATTCTAATATCCTCGTTAAATACTGTCTTGTCGCCGCTATCAATGCGATCTCTAATCTCGCATACCTTGTCGGCAATCTTTTGAGCGTTTACTTTGGTTATATCACCCTCAAAAATAAGCCAATTTCTCCACCCTCTTATGGTTGCCGTAAATCTTCTGATTTTGTCATTGTCGATGTTGTAACTTTCGGTTATTGTAGTCCCAGCAATCCAAAAATGCCTAGCTATAATTTTCCATTTTTTCATGTGGTTGCCCTCCCTCTAATATAATCCTTCGGCATCCCCTGACACGGCAGGAGATAACGAAAAACTATTTAAAATCCTCCATAACTGCATCGACATATAATTTAGTTTGTATTTCCTCCTTCTCCCAATCCTGCACCTTTAATGCCGTATTGGTTGCTGCTGTTTCGATGCACTCGTCGCGCCTTCCGTATGGTATTGGACCGCTACAAAAACCTCCATAATGTTGCTCTCCTGTACGTTGTGCCTCGTTTGGTCGTTTGCATCCTAAGTAAATTGCCCTCTTGCGTGTAATCTTTTCTGCGTTGGGACAATGCTTTTTGATAGCATCGGCAATTTGCTGATTCTCGGCAACAAAAACGGTGTACTCGTTACTAAAGTTTCTCGGATAAACTACAAAATATTGGTTCATTATTCCTCCCTCTGGCCTCGGTATTTCGTTTTGCGCCCCAACTTTGGAGACCGGCGCGTATTTTTAATTTTACCAAAACGCCCTCTTGTGGTGCTTTGGTAAAACTGCGGTTTATGGATTACCGCGAACCGTATAACTTTTCAATCGTTAAACCCTTACTAATAAGGTGCTTTGCTACATCAATACAGAAATTGGGTGCGCAAACATCAGCGAATACGCGATCCAATTCGTTTTCGGTAAAATTCTTGATGCCGTGTTCTATCATTTTGGCTTTTACCGCTTCGGCGTGGTGAGCGTAATAGGTTTTTGGTGTTTCGTCAATGGTTAGTAGGTCTAATAATTCCCTTCTGTTCATACTATAACCCCCTTATTAGTCTTAACTCAGCCATCCTGCCAGATAACTCAGGTAAAACTGGGGTTTGGAACCTGCTACATATAAATTTCCGCTAAATAATCATTCTTGATAAAATTTCTTACCCACCTACCCGATCTCCGTATCCTGTTGTTTTCGCCATTATAAGTGTATGCAATATCGAAAATATCATCTTTTACGTTGGTTATCCTTTTACCGCTTAAATATATCGCTTTGCCTTCTCTTAGTAATTTCATTGCTTTTCTGATATTCCTATCAATCTTTACCATCTTATCATCCTCCCTCTTAGTTTTACCTAAACCCTCCCCCGAAAGGACTTAGGTAAAACTGCGACTTTAGGTAGTCGCTAGTTTTTCTAGCCATTTGCGCTCGGCGTAGTTTTCCGATGCGTAATATTCAGGTTCTGTATTCTCGCCCCATACTACAAAATAGGGACCACGAAAACCTAAGTAAATTTCGTTTTGTTTCTTTAAGACTTGTACCTCTTCTGGATTAAATTTAGATACATTGTATATACTTCCTAGCATCTTATCGACCTCCCTCTAATGTCTCAACAAAATACCCTCTCGAAGGTACTTTGGCGAAACAGGGGTTAATTAACCCCATACTGCCTTGTTGTACTCAGGCGTATTGGAAATAATTTCGGCGGCCAATCTATGCTCTAGTTTTACAAAATCCTGATATAGTTTAGATTTAACCACATCGCCCTCGCTGCATTGATATACAAAACATTGTACGGATTTATAAACCTGCATTAAATTTCTAGGTGATTCGTAGCTATGTCGGTATAACTCAACCGGGTTGTTTTCGTTGTAACGCTGATCTACTGCTTTATTATTCATGTTAAGCATCTTTTGACCTAGTTTGTTGCAGTCGCCAAGGAAATTGCGGTATATTTCTGGGTACTGTCCTTCTGTGCTGTAAAGCGGTTTACTGTCGATATAACTTACAATACGGTCAATAGTTTTCTTTTCTACAACGTAAGCGCTCATTTATAAATTCCTCCCTAGTTATTTAAGAAATCTAATTGCTCTCTGGTTAAATATTTGGTACATTCCGACCTTACAATTCCATGCTCTTTCATTACTTCAGTAAATTCTTCTTCCGCACAAACTGCCCATGACCAAAATCTCGGCGGTGTATTTGCGCTACCCTTGCAGATTATAATTTTCATTAGAATAGCCCCCTCATTTAGTCTTAACTCAGCCATCCTGCCGGATAACTCAGGTAAAACTGGGGTTTATGGTTAACCCCTAACCTTTATATAGTTATGACCCCAGGTTGATTTGTCCGTAACGTCAACAGTCTTATGATAGTATTTACCTGTACTTCTGTCGTGCAAGTATTGTGAAGTGTAATATCCTGTTAGCATTTCAGACATGCAGAACATTTCGACATTATCTATGGTAGTCCATTTTATCGGCGGTAATATGGTTAGCATTTCTTCAAATCTTTCCGAGGTTATTTCTGTTAATGGTTGGTTAATATAGCAATCTCTTTCCATTTGCAGGTATTCGTTAAAAGTCATAATCTTATATTTTTTATTTTGTGCTTGGCTTAAATAAGTTTTGAATTGCTCGGTGTCAGGATAATTCTTACAATGATTTGCCCAGGTTTCAATATCTTTTTCGTTGCTTTCAATGGCTCTTACTAATACTTCTTCCGCTTGTTCCTGACTGTTGGCAAAATTAAATATACCAATTCCTACGGTGTCAACTATACATAATTCATTTTTCATCTTATCGCCCTCCATGTTATAATATTGGTGAATATATTTTTACCTGCTCCCCGGTTTTACTGCTCGCAGCAGCTACCGGGGAGTTTTAATTTTTAGCAGGCATATTTTCCTAGTACAGTTTCAGTTATATTTTCCTTCCAGTTTTCATTGTTTGTTATTGACCAGTGTTTATTGTATCCGTTGAAATGCCGCAACAAGTGAAGCATTTCCGGGTTATCTTGGTCAACCCACAAAGAGAGGTTAGGGTATTGTTTGCCTTCGCTTTTTTCTAACTCGTAAAAATGCGCTTTAATTTCTTCTGCGCGTGCGGTGAGTTCTGCGTTAAACTTAAATTTATCTCCGAAGTTGTGACCGCCACCATCTTTGAAAACTCTATAACCGGCCAGATCTGGAAGTATAACAACCTCGTCAAAACTGCATCCCAGTGAGTTTACAATATTAAGTATTTCGGCTTTGTTATACTCAAATGTTTGCCTCATGTCTTTTATGCTGTGTTTGTTACAATCGTCGTCGCCCTTAATATAATGGCAATGGTCAACGAATCCGGCATATGCAAACTGCTTAATGCTTTTCGAGCTGCTTTTCGTTATAATGCGGCAATTCTCAACCATTCCGCGCGGTACACTTCCGGCACCTTCAAAATATAAAGTTTTCATTGTTATATCCTCCCTTAATTTTAGTTTAGATTTTAACTCCACACCCGGCAGGATGCAGAGGTAAAACCTAACCGGAGTTAGGCAATATAGATTCTCTTGCCGTAAAAATTAAAATAGATTCCTTGTTTGCTTTGGTATGTTTGTAATCCGTATAACCTGTCGAAGTTGAAATATATCTTATTTTCGTTTATCGTTCCTTCTGTTTCAACCTCTTTATGACTGTTATCATCAAACAGGAGAAACGTAACTCTCTGTACTACTGTTAATTCCTGTGTTCCTCTGTATGCTCGTTCTTCTGTTTCGATGCTCAGTTTTAGCTTTTCGGCAACTTCGCCATATGTACCTTTATACTTGTAGGTATTCCCTGTTGCGCTATAACTAACATGTACGCCGCCAGATGCTTTCTTGATGCTGCCGTTAGGGTTTTTAGTTAGGAACGCCTTTTCTAGTTCGGCAAACTTGGTTATTTGTTTCATGCTATCTTCCTCCTAGTTTAAGTTTTACCTCAAAGTCGCGCTCTCAGGTAAAACCTAAACCTTAACCCCTTTTCTGCACCTCTAGTCGCGTTCGCTTCGGGTCCAGTGTTCGCTTGCCTTGGCTGGCCCTTTCGGATATGCCAACTTCGCCGGTTCGCGCTGTGGGGTTTCTGTATTCTGTTGGTCGGTTGTTGCTGTCGGTGCGCTGGCTGTCATCATCAGAGCAGGTAGCCAATCCTGCTGACCGCCGAAGCGGTTTCGACTTATATTTTTTCTTTCATCGGTACTAAGACTGCGCCGTTTTCCAGGTCGGGGTGGTAATCGTGCCAACTTTCGGTTACTTTGTAATATTTGCCGTCCATCGTGACCACGTTCTGACCTCTGTGTAGTACTGGGATGTTCATTTCGTCTGTTACGTTCTCAAAAGGACGTTTGCGGCCTTCTTGTGGGTTCCAGTTTACCCGAACATCGTTACCTGCTGCTCTTTCAAATCTATTTCTTGCCATTTGCGCGTCCCCCTCGTATTTAGTTTTACTTACCACCTCTCCCCGGAGGGAGAACGCTTCGGGCTTAAGGTTGTTTATACTCACCCGAATGAGTTTAGTATCTTCCGCCCTCAATTATGAGTTCCAGGGTGTCCTGCTTCATGTTGCGCTTTAGTGTCGCCTTGCTTCTGTTGTCCTTTACCTCCTCCTTCCAGTCAATTCCCATTCTGCGGAAGTAAAGTGTTACCTCTCTTATATCGCCTGCCAGCAAGTCCTTCCATGAGTAGTCGAAGAAAACAAGTAAGTCGGTGCAGTAACAGTCACACTGCTTTACTGCTTCGCGCATCAACGCTTCTTTAATTGGTTGCGTGTTTTGCTCTTCCCCGTGAGAATTGCAAACCTGACTTTCGATAATGTGTACTTTCGGCATGTTATCCGCTCCTTCGTATTTAGTTTTTCGTGTTGCCGTTTTCCATGTGCTTATTATATTCTATGGGTATCCATATCGTCTAGCCTGATTTAGTCTGATATTCAGCCATTTATGGGCATCCACATTAGCTTTACTCTTGGATATTAGCTGTATCTGCCTTTTTCAGCGTTTTTTGAAATTCTGCAATTTCTTTTTCAATAGCTTTTCTGGCTATGTCTGATGCCGTTAAGCCAGTAGATACGGCAATTTCAGCTAGTTTTGCCTTTTCTCCTAGCGGTAATCTGAGATTGAAACTTTCCCAGTTATCGCGGTATTTTTCTTTTTTCTTTTTCATTCGTTCGTCACCTCCGATAAGTATAGTATATCATATGGGTATCCACTATGGCAACCCAGAGGGAAGGGTAATGTTTTCCGCATATATGTTTGCAAAATGTTTCCGTTGACAGTCTATATTTATTGTGATTTCGCTAGAAACGATATATAATTTATATAGATTTCGCTGAGAATATTGGAGGCGTAAAAATGACTGATTACATAGAGCAAGCGGAGAGAGTACTGGAGTTTTACCAGGATATGAAACTTGCCGTTGAAAATATGGACAGGCAGATCCGGAGATTGTCTTTGTCAACTTGTCCTCGGAATATGAGAGCGTCTGTGATAGATGAAACCGGAGTAAGAGGCAGTCGGAACGATAATACCGGCTTTTTGTTTAACAACTTGCTAGAAATGCAAGAGAACCGGGAATTGACGGTACAGCAACTGAGAGAGATTGACGAGACTCTTGAGGCAATATCACGGCCGGAGAAATGCGAATATTACGGCCGTATTTTAAGGTTATGGTATATTGAAGGGAAAACGAAAGAACGAATTGCGGAATTGATGAATTATAGCGAAAAGAGCGTTTACAATAAGAGGAAACTTGCTATTGAAAAGTTTTCCGTGCAGATGTTTGGAAGTGCTGCGCTATGATATTACAGAGAATAGAAAAGTGTTTATGGCGCATATCGTATATTTGTTTATCTTTGGCCGCTGTTATGGATTTGTTGGATGGATAAATTGCAAAAACTTTACCTGTTGTTTTCCTACCGTATGCGGTAATATGTTACTATAGGAAAGTTGTAATTTGAGGTGAATTGGCGTGTCTGACAAGGATATTGTGTTAAAAGAATTCGCTAAAACAGCATCCAGACTGCAAAATAGGGGCGTTGATTTAACAAATACTTATTTCGGCTGTCGGGAAGATATATCGAAGGAGCAAGATCGCATACTCTGGAAGCCGGACAAGAAGTTCGTAAAGGTATTTCCGGATGAATTGGCAAACGTGGTTCTCGCTTTAGATGAAGAAGGTAAGCGCTTAAGCGGTGCAGAGTTAGCTATTACAATGCTGTTGATTGGACATATCAGTTATGACAGCGGAATGTTGACCAAAGGTGGAGGAAATCAGTTAACGCATGCAGACATTGAAAGAATAACCGGATTTAATAAAATGACGGTTGTTAAATCAATGGACAAGTTAGTTAAAAAGAAGGTATTTTCTCGGAATAAGGTTGGCAACAGGTATCAATACTTCGCAAATCCTTATATTTTCTTTCGTGGTCGGTTCGTAAATGCTACTCTTGTAGATATGTTCAAAAGTTATATTAGTTAGTTTTTACGTATCTTAGAGTTATAAGAGGAGTCTAAGTCCTTAAAAATGTCGCTCATGCCTTGTAGTTATTAGTGTGAGACAACATATTGATAGTATTACTGTAGGCATACTAGATCGCCAATCTTGTATTACTGTAGGCATACTAGATTAAATGCCTTTTAGGTCAGTAGTATCAACGCCTGAGAGGTGTTTTTTTGTTAATAGATGCCTCTTATTACTCTAAAGTGTTTTGGTGCTTTGTTTAAGGTTATGAAATCAAGTTAATTTTAGGAGTGTGCTTAAATGTATGGAAGCGAAGGTTTAGACGGTATTTGGACGTTGGCAAAGATAGGATTGTTTTTTATTGGACTTTCTGTTATTGGTGTTGTTGGATTTAGCGGTTATTTGCTGTTTAAGTTGTTTAATTAACCTGCAGCTACAAAACCACCTGCAATGTGATTATCTCCGCTGTATGAGACTGTGAGAGGTGTTAAATAAAAGAAAAAACCGCTGTGTTAGCGGTTAGATGTAGTCATTAATATTTAATCCGTGACTTGCTAGAAAGTTTCTATATTGTTCTGTCATTTCTAAGGACAAACTTATTAAATTATGATTATCTCTGCCACATTTGCACCAAGACTCATATTCGCGTATCCATCCCTTTTCGATATCGGATAGGTTGTTGTATGTTTTCATTATTTTTCAGTCTCCTTTTTAATTATATTTCGGATATACTCACTGACTGTTACCTCTTGCTCTGAGGACAGTTGTTGGAGTTGTTGCCATTCTTGGTTGCTGAACTTAATTGAGTGATTTTTTCTAAGTGTTTCCGTTAGTTTGGGGCGACCTACTTTCGACATGTTTACCTCCTATTTAACTGATTTTGTAAATGTAGTAGATTAAACCTTCGGTGCTTTCATACTCAAATATTTGCGGTACGTTCTCTAATTTACTGATGTGGTGCTGAATGTAATCGTCCTCGGCATCGTCTGAGATTAGAAAACTATTGCCAGTTACGTTGTTGCGTATGTGGTTAGCGATTTCGTTTTGGATACTGTTGTGGTTTATGGATGCGGTGAAGGTAAATTTCATGTGTTTACTCCTCCTTAATTTTCGTGTGGATGTTTATTAATTAGAGTATACAGGATGATTGAATTATTGTCAACACGTTTTTTATTGTTTTTTTTTGAGAATTGAGTTTTGCTTGCATTTGTGGGCAGAACTGAGTTTTTAGGAAGGAAGTGAGTTTTGTGAGGTTTAGCTGTAATGATTGTAGGCATAACGAGGTTTGTAAATATCGGGATGATTATAAAAAGGCTGTTGAATCGGTTAAGAAAATAGAGATTGCGGATAACTTTAGCGTAGAGGTTAATTGCAAGTATTATCGGAGTGAACAGAATAGCTTTTTAAGAAATCAATATATGGTGTAAATGTAGTTTATTTATAGAAGTATTGAAATGAGGTGAGAAGATGAAAATTCCGAAGGTTGGTAGACCGCTGAAATTTCAGAGCGTTGAGGAAATGGAAAAGTTAATCAATACTTATTTTGATAGCTGTTTTAAGATAAATGAGGAAACGGGAGAAGCGGAGCAGATTGAACCGTTTACCGTAACGGGATTGGCTTTAGCTGTTGGAACGGATAGGAAGGGATTGTGTGAGTACGCTGAAAGGCCAGAATTTAGCAACACGATTAAAAAAGCTAAGGCTTACATAGAGCAATATGCGGAGAAATCAGCTTATACTGCCCGAAATCCAGCAGGGCCATTATTTATACTGAAAAACTTCGGTTGGAGCGATACTCAAAAGATAGAAATGACCGGAAAAGACGGTGGCCCTGTAGAAATGGAGCTTACTTCCGCAGAGTTAGCCCGGAAAGCCAAAGAAGTACTTGGACAGTAGTATGGCTATGTACGCGCTGTATATAGTTTGGTTCCTATAATAAGTGTTATGTCAACCAGTGAAACGGATAAAAGCCCGTAAACACTGGTTTTTTCTATTTGACCACAAATATCCATAGTAAAAACGGAACCAAAAGCCCAAAAGTCCACCCCAAAAAGACAATCTACCATTTATTGTAGTAGTCGCAATGCTAGGGTTGTGACACTATATTGTGCTGTTGTACTGGTGTGTGCGCTAGGCTGTAGGTGTGGGTATGTGATCACCCCCCCCTATGAGACAATCGATACCGGGGGTGGGTTCGCATTATAGTATATAGTACCGTCACATATAGAAGTCAATTAAGCAATTTTAATATCGTACCTTCATAGACATAATACACATCTATCTAATTAAGAAAGGAGAACCTAAGATGCCCAAAATCAAGACTATCAAAATCAGTCAATACGAACTAACACTATCTCCAGATGAAATGACTGAACTATGGTGCATTATGTCCGATTTACATAATGGGATAAAACCAAAACAATTAGTCACAAGAAAATGGTATGACATTCTTGAAGATGTTAGACCTGGTGGCGGTTTTGAACAAAGAGAATACATTGACTAACCGAGAACGGGGGTACTAACCATTGAAAGAAGATGAAAAGCAATTCTTCCTACAGGTCGTTAATGGATGCACAAAACCATACAAAGATGGTTCACGCATTAGACCGAGAGACATTATCAACTCCGAAGGATTTACTATGCACTATAAGCGGTCATGGTACTTGCTGGGCAAATGGAGTGACAAAGGTTGGTATGATTATGGAGTAACTCTTGACTTAGGTTGGATAACTCTAAAAGGTTATGAGGTTGCTGAATCTTTATTAAATTAACTACCCCCCTATCCCATTTCAGATTAGAAAAAACATTTTTCCGGCAACCTAAAATTTTTAAAAATTTCGCTATAAATTCCGAGACTGAGAACAGGAGGTAATACATAAATGTGTGATCAATACAAACCAATAGAATCAAATCCCGATGCTAAGTCAAACGTCGATCCTTCTAAAACATTTACTGTTGGCAGGAAAGATATAGACTGCTATATTTCAGAAAAATTTCCTAGTTTCTTAAAAGAGACTCCCGAAAATATTAAACCTACCGTTATACTTTGTCGTCCTGAGTTTCTTAAAGACGCTAAAAAGTTAGCCGGTATAAATTGAAACAGGCGGTGACAATATGCCTAAAACTCCTGCTTGGTCCAGAAAAGAAGGTAAGAATAAATCTGGAGGCCTAAACGAGAAAGGTCGTAAATCCTACGAAAAGGAAAATCCCGGTAGTAATCTTAAACCTCCCGTATCTAAGGAACAAGCTAAAAAATCCCCTAAATCAGCGGCAAGAAGAAAGTCCTTCTGCGCCCGTATGGGTGGTATGCCGGGACCGATGAAGGATGAAAAGGGCATACCAACGAGGAAAAAATTGGCCCTTGATAAATGGGACTGTTAAATTAACCGAGGACGGTGCGGAAATGGTTAAAAACATCAAGGCATTAAGAGACAAGAAGAATGGCAGGGTAACTATCGAAACGCTTGCCAATGGTATACATGAAGATGTTTTAAATGGAGAAGTAACTTCTCTAATTATTATACAAGTTGATAAAAATGACAGAGTCTATGCCGGTTGGTCAACTAACTCTCTGGAAGCGATAGGATTAATGCAGACAGGTATTGATCAAGTATTGCGGGCAATGAAAACTTAACATTCTAAGGAGGAATATCAATGGCAAAAGAATATTCACATATCGGTAAACCTGTAGGCACAGAAGGTATTTTTGTAGGTACGGAAGGTTCTGAAATACAATTAGCATCCGCAACAGGTGGTCTATATCAATCCGGTACGGCAGTAACCGCTAGTGCAGCAGAACTAAATATTATGGATGGAGTTACTGCGTCAGCGGCAGAGATAAACCTTATTGACGGTTCCGTTGCAGGTACGGCAGTAGCATCTAAGGCGTTAGTATTGGGTGCAAATAAAAACGTAGACGTTCTTGCTGTTGCCGACTTAAAACTTGGTGCGGCGGCAGGTACGTCAGTTACTTCTACCGCAGCAGAGTTGAATTTGCTGGATGGTTCTGTCACAGGTACTGCGGTAGCTAGTAAAGCATTGGTGCTGGGAACTAATAAGAATGTAGACGTTCTTGCTGTTGCTGACCTTAAATTAGGTGCAGGTGCAGGCACTTCTGTAACCTCTACTGCTGCTGAGTTAAACATACTTGATGGTGTAACTATGACAGCAACACAGATTAACCTACTTACCCAAGGCGTAGAGGCAGGTTATAAAATTGCTCGCGGTACTGCTGCTGTAGATGCAGCAAGTAAAGATATTGTAACTGGTCTAGCAACAGTTGTGGGTGTTGTTGCTTCTATGGTAGGCGATCCATCATTGACCCATATGTATTCAAGTGCAACAGTTGGAGATCAGGCAGGCGCACCGGCAGCAGGCAGTATTAGAATAAAGTCTTGGAAACCGACAGCGACAGGTGATGTAACCCCTACCGCCGCATCTAGTCCGTTCGGTAATGTTGCGTGGATTGCTATCGGTACTTAAATAAAAGAGGTAAATAATAGCTGGTGAGAACATGGCAAAACTAACTGCAAAAGAAAAAGAAGCGTTACGATTTATTAATGAATTAGAACGGCGGCAGAAGGAAGAACATATTCGCTTTATTAGACCTTACGACAAGCAGGAAAAGTTTCTATTATCCAATAAAAGGAATAGCTGGATACTTGGTGGGAATCGCACAGGAAAAACGGAATCTGGCGCAATTAGGGCGGTATTCCTTGCTTTAGGTGAGAGAATACGCCCTTATCTTATAGATTGGCCGGATGATTTAAGGGAGAAATATGAACCTCTAATAACCCGTTTTGGCGGTAAACCTACTCGCGGTTGGATATGTTCCGTATCCTTTGAGGTACAAAGGGACGTTACTCAGAAGAAAATATTAGGTGACGTTGAAACCGGAATACCTGGATTGTTACCGTTAAGAGAGATTAAGAAAATAACCTACCGCAGTACAGGTATTATAGATACCATACGACTTGTCGGTGGTGGTATTATTGGATTTAAGTCCTATGACCAAGGCAGAGAGAAGTTTCAGGGTTCATCTCAACATTGGTGTATTGCAGAAGATCAACGTGTATTTATGGCTGACGGAACATATAAACCCATACAAGATGTATGTCCCGGAGATATGGTTGTAACTAAAAATGGTTGCGGTAAAATGGTAACCAGAAAAGTAGTTGCTAAGCATGACATGGGAGAAAAACCTGTATTTGATGTTGTTACTGGTAAATCTCCTTGGATACAACTTACAGAAGATCACGAAGTATATGTTTCTTCTAAGAAAAAGAAAAAAGTTGTTGATGCTGACAGAATATACTTGTCTGATATGAATTTTCAGCCTAGTACAACCGAGAATATGCCGGAAGGCTTTTATCCTTGGTTGGGACTTGTGCTTAGCGAAGGTACCACATCTGAAAAGAAAATAACTATTGGCAGTGAGGAAATAGTTGCTGCCGCCAAAGAGTATTTACCTAGCGGTGTATATTTGCGGAAAACTGAGTTTAAAGCCTGCAATCATGTTCCAGATTGGCATATCAATAATTGGCCTGAGTTCTGGAAGGTAGTACCTGCCGGACTTGCCTATGAGAAATATGTACCAGATTGGGTTTTCCGTTCAGACAAAGAGCATATTGCTCTTTTTTTGCGTTATCTATTTGCCGGTGATGGTTGGGCAAGCGGTCATACAATTGGCTATGCTTCTACTTCTCGCAGACTGGCAGAAGATGTATGCTTATTATTAAGGCGCTTAGGTGTACGCTCAAGTTTTACTAAAAAGAAGAGTCAAAAGGTTGGGGTTTGGCGCGACCAATGGTGGGTTATGGTTTGCTCTGCCGACCATGTAGTTAGGTTTTCCGACAGTATTGGAATAGAGGGTAAGCAAGAAGCAGTTAATGCTGTTGTTTGCGAAGCTAAAAGACGTATAGAGAGTAAAATAAATAATACTGGTTTCTTAATTCCAAGATGTAAAAACGAAGAAGATAGTTTTAAATGGAAAAAACAAAATAGCAGAGCAAAAGAAACATACGCACGAATTAAAAAACTTATTCCCTTGGGAAATAAGAGAACCTATGACCTATCTATAGAAAAGGATCATAGGTTTTTTGTTGGTACTTGCATGGTTTCAAATTGCTGGATGGATGAAGAAGGACCCAAAGATATCTACACAGAAATAATGATGCGTCTTATGGATACCGAGGGTGACTTATTTGGAACAATGACACCGCTTCAAGGTATGACGTGGGTGTATAATGATATTTACCTTAACGACTCAAAACCCATTGAGAAGCGTGACGATGAAATATTCCTGATAATGGTTGAATGGAACGATAACCCTTACTTATCAGCAAGTGAAAAGAAACGTCTTGAAGCGTCTATGGATGAAGCGGAGTTAGAAGCGCGGAAATATGGGCGTTTTATTATGCCCGGCAAATGTTCCTTTAATATCGGCAGAATAGCGGAGATGCAGAAGAAATGCTATCCCGGCGAGCGAGGCAACCTTATATGGACAAGTCCTGCAAAGGTACAAGTCTATTGGCAACCAGAAGAAAAGGGCGAATATGAGGTATGGTTCCATCCTGAGAAGGGCGCAGAGTATTTAGTACCTGCTGACGTTGCAGAAGGTTTAGAGCATGGCGACTTTGATGCTGTGGGAGTTATTAACCGGCACAGGTTAAGGTTAGATGCTGTATATCATGGACACGTTGAACCGGACGTACTTGCCGATTATATGCGCCGATTAGGGTTTTACTACGGCATACCGATGTTAATACCTGAAGGCAATAACCACGGATTAACTACGATAAGTCACTTGAAAAAGGATTATTATGATATATATAGAACTCAGGTTTACGATAAGCGCAGCGACCAAACAAGACAAAAGTTAGGTTGGTATACAACTCCTAAGACTCGTCCGTTAATCGTTGATGCTATTAAAAAGGTTGTGCGTGAAGGAGTATTCGAGTGCTATTGGAAACGCTTTGTTGATGAAGCAATGAATTTTGTCCGACACCCAAACGGAAAAGAGGCGGCAAGGGGTGGACAGCATGACGATGTTATTCTAATGTGCGCTATCGGGGTACATGTTCATATGACTACTGCCTTTAAGAATAACAATAGTATTCCCTTCCTCCCCGGTCAAGATAAGGGAAGAAGGTTAAACGCTCAGTCAATGGAACAATGGGCAGAGGACGAGGACGATGATGAATATGAAGAAGGATTACCGGGATTTTACGGAATGTAGGAATAGAAGGGAGAACTCAAATGGATCATGTATTTGAAAATGCGGAAAAAGTTTCTAAAGTAGCAATAACTGTAAGGGTGTACGATGCTGATGGAGAGATACCGTTAATCGCATACACAAAAGGAATGGACCTTTATGGTTGTAGTAGTGTGTGGGAGAAAGTAAAAAGACTACAGGACCTAGTGTGTGCCGCATATCGTACACTGCAATATTTGGTCGGTGTAAATATTAAGGAACCGCACAGTACGGTAAACTTTAATACTCCGAGAAGGGAGAACCTAGATGATAAAGACATTGCAAGAACTTAGGAAATTTTTATTATCAATGCCACAATCGCATATACTTGATTCTGGACTTGGTTGCGAAGATGCTATAAAAATGATAACAGTATTATGGAAGCATGGAAGAAAATTTAAAACTGCAACCACAGATAAGTTAATTACTGTTTACCATATAGACGACTTGGTACCTACTCACATAAAAATGGTTACAGATGAAATTGAGTATCAGAAATCGCTAGACAGAAGGGTACTTGTCAGACGCGTTACTTCCGGTAATATTCCTTCTGATCTTATAAATTTCGGGTATGATTGGGTTTATTTGATTACTCGTATACAGTGTGGGTATAAAGGTTCAACTATAACACCAGAAGAATATGAGGAGTTTATTGGTTCTAATAATAAACCTACTAGGCCGGAAGAAGTTATCTGGTTAAAAGATAAAGATATGTTTGAAAAATACTATGTGCCTAAATATGGAATTGATTTTCTAATTAAGGGGAGAACCTATAATGTCAGATACTAAAAAACCGCTTGTTTTAGAATATCAAGAAACTCTAAACAAGCAGATTAAGAGTTTAAGCGACACTATATTTCATATGTCAACTACCGTTATTATTTGCAAAACAAATGAGCGTAAGGCAGGAGAGATTATTCCTTTAGATAGTATTAACTATTCATTAATAAATGGCGGTAGCGACATTGATGCCGACACAATCAAAACTCTAGTCGATACAGAGTTAAAACTTATGCGGGCAGTCCTATCCCTAGAGGGCGTTGATATTCCCCTTGAGTATCCAGAAGGTACGCATGAGGATGATGTAAAGCAGGTAGAAACTGCCGAGGAACGCAACGCAAGAGAGGAAGAAAAGGGGTTTTATAGTTGAGAAAGTGTAAGGTATGCGGAAAACCGGAAACAGATTTTGAGAGCGTAAGCAAGTTTCTCCTTCATTGCCGACTATGCAAGAAAGAAGCAGGCAAAGACAGTCACATAAGCGAAACTCCCAACGATGAAGAATTTATCGAAGTGCCTGACGTTACCGAAGAACCGGAAACAGAGGAACCGGACAACTCTATATCAATACCGCTATCTATTTGCCCGAAGGAATTGGGATATTTAGCGGATGATAAGTTAATTAAGATAATGGTTATCGGCAGGAAACAGGGAGATAGGTTTGTGATTGAAGAAACTAAGTATAAATAGGGAGAACCTTAAATGAGCGAATCAACAATCAGGCAGGTATTAAGAGAACATGATTTAATGCTTACCATTAATAATATGCGGTGGATGTCTACGTGTCATAAAGAATTAAAAATAAAAATTATATTTTTATTGGGTGAATCTAAAATATACTACACTGGAGAACATAGGGAAATTGACGGTTGCTATATTATTAATGACGCTGTTGTTTTGACAACTAACGAACTTATGTTTAGTGATACCGTAAGAGTACCTATTAATCATGTGATGTTTATTTGTGACATGCCTAAATACAATAGTTAAAACGGATAACCGGAGGATTGAAAATGCAACTAACTGATGCAGAAAAGAAAGTCATTTCAGAACTACACAACCTTGGAGGTTGGGGTACGCTCACCGTCAAAGTAAAGGGCGGCAGAGTAGTTATGATTAGTCCTACTAAGGACATTAAATTAGATTAGGAGGTGATAACGATGGCAGGCTGTAAGGGCGGTAAAGGAATGAAGGGCATGGGCAAAGGAATGTCTATGTCTAAGTCAGACAAGAAAGAAATGGGCATGGGCAAGGGTTACGGTAAGAAGAAATAGTTTTTATTAGTTTAACTAAATAACCAATATCTCGAATCGAGAACGATAGGGATAGGGCGTAACAGAGTACCATTATTGGTATTGTGCTATGTCCTATCCCTATTTTTTATGCCCAAAAGGTGGTGAATTATGGAAAGCGTAAGAGGAAATTCAAAAGCAGAAAGCGATGCCGTTAGAACCTGTATGGATTGGTATGACGATGATAAGGCGGCAAGGCAATTCTATGTTGATGAAATGCGTGAAATGTATAAACTCTATACCTCTAGGCACTGGGATTTGCTTGGCCCGAATGGTAATCCGCTAAGAACCGAGGCACAGCAACAGAACCGTCCTAACAGCGTTGAAAATATTACCTTTTCTCTAATAGAAGGTACGGTTTCCGAGTTTGCCAATGAGATAGAACTTATCGACCAAGGCGTTGAACCGGGTGACGAAGAAAAGTCCAATATTATGACCGATCTTAAAAAATTCATATTCTATAAAAACAAGCTAACATCCGAGAGAATTAAGTTTCTTCGGTGGTTTTTTCTTTATGGTACAGGTATTTGGCATATCTATTGGGACTCTAATTGGCGAGGCGGTAAAGGTCCGAACCGTTGGGAAGGTGATGTGCGCTGGAAAGCATTGCATCCTTTATGTTTAGTACCTGATGCACGTTGTCGTGAGGATATTAACGAAGGTAATCGTTGCCATAAACCTGTATGGCGCACAATGGAGTACATTGCCGACAACTTCCCTGATAGGGCAAAGTTGGTACAGGAACAAGGACTACACGATGATGATTTATTAGATACTGACCAACTTGATACCGAGGGATTTAGTCGCTCATACAATCAAGAACAAGTACCAGTTATTGAAACATGGTACATCGGTAGGCCTTTGATTTTAGCAGAAGGTGAGCAGGATCAAGGGATAGGTTTACACGTTATCTTGTGGGCAGGGGAACATCAAGGGGTTTATCTTAAGCATAACAACTATATGTATTTTGATCCCGGTGAAACTCCGATATTTCCGTTTATTGTGCGGCAAAGATACCCAAGGGAAAACAGTGTTTGGGGATTTGGTGATGCCTTTTATCTTAAAAATCCGCAAATTGTTAGGAATAAAACTGCTGAGATTATACTTGAAGGCCATATTCATGGGGCGATTGGCCAAACATGGTATGACGAGAGGGCACTAACAAGTAGGCAAAAACGACTTATTGAGGAGCGTGGTACTGCCCCTGGTATGTGGTTTCCTGTTGCCGATATTAATGGGGTTAAGCGAGAGCATGGGCAACCTATCCCTGGCAGTTTAATAGCTGAAATGGGAAGGTTACAGGCATCTATGGAGGGTATGATTGGTCGCTTTGATGTAAGTCAAGGCAGAACCCCCGGCAGCGTAACCGCATTTAAGGCAATTGCCGAGTTGGTATCGCAGGCTAAAATACGGCTAAGAACAGCAGAGCAGGCTATTAATTCATCCTATGAGGATGCGGGACAATTTACTAACCGCTTAATCGGCAAGTATTACACCGAGCAAAGAACCTACCGCATAAACGGCAAGGGAAGTGGCGGCAACGAAAAGGAAGGTTATCAATACAACACATTTAATGCCGATGAAATGAAAAAAGTTTACGACAGGGAGAGCGGTGTAACTGTTCCCTTGAGTGAGATAGGAAGGTTCAATGACGGGGAAATGGTAATGCCTGATGGTAGGGAGATTGATTCCGATACCTATTCTAAAGAATTCGAAGAATACTTCCCCGACTTTGACTGCTACTGTAAAGTATCATCCGTGATACCGTCTGACCGCATGTATCATATGGAAATTGCTAAAGAGTTGTTGGTAGCTAGTGTTATCGATCCTGAGACATTCTTCTACGTTATGGAATATGGCAAGTTTCCTCCTATCCCAGAAGTTATGGCGAGGATGAATAAGCAGAAGGAAGAACAGCAACGGATGACAATGGAACAGGAAATGATGAAAAATAATCCTATGATAAATCAACAACCTCCTATACAGGAAGAAGTACCGCAACAAGGTAATGAGTTAGAACAAATGCTATCTCAGTTACCACCAGAAATTAGAGAATATCTAATTTCACTGCCACCTGAACAAATGATGGCAGAACTGCAAGCAATAATTCAGCAACAAGGTATGTAATATAAATGTCTGAAACGTGCTGTAGACTAAAACCGCATGGCATAGTCCAAAACATGCTTATGACTCTAAACTGTGCAAGGATATTATAACCGACGGGTTTAAAACGGGAGGCAATAATATGTTAGATTTATTAGGACTTAAGGCAACGGAAGATAAATTCTTAGGCAGATTTAATCGTGCTTTAATGATAAGAAATGATGGCTTTTCCGGTGGTGGTTTTGTAGATGATACCGAAGTTGACGATCCTAATATTGCCGATAAAGACGATGATAAGGACGTTGAACTTGTTGACCTAATTACTGACGATGAAGGCTTAGAGGACGATAATTCTGGCGAAGAAAATGACTCAGAGGAAGAAGAAGTCAAGAAAGAACCAGAAGTCAAAAAAGAACCTACTCCTAAAGAAAAAACCTACACTAAGGCAGAAATGCAGGCTGAAATTGACCGAGTTTTAGCCGATAGACTTGCCCGCGAGAGAGCAAAACTTGAAGCTGATAAGCAGGCAGAAAAACGTCAGGCACAGGTAGAGGCAGAAGCAAAAAATTATTGGTCAGAGCAGCAGGCAGAGAAAGAGGAATACTTTACTGCCCTTGGTTTTGATGAAACTAAGGCAAAGAAACTTGCTTCGGAAGAAATCAAAAAGGAACAGAGAATTGCCAGACTAGAACAAGAACTCATTAACGCTAAACAGCAGATTGAGTTTACTGGCAAGTCAACTGACTATGAGAGACAAAAGCAGGCGGTTCTAAATAGTAATCCTCAAATTAGGCCATATGCAACCATGTACGCCGCCGAGATTGATGCGGTAAGTCAAAATGGTGCATCTGTTGATTTTGAAACTGCTATGAAGTTTGTCATTGGGGAAAAGTTTGCTTCTGGAGAATTGAGTAAAAAGGTAAAAACTGCCGCCGAACAAAAGACTCTTGCTAACATTAAAGGTCGTCAAAAACTTAAGGTTGAAGATGCTAACCTGCCGGGAAGTAAGTCCTCCGAGCAGGTTGATTTAACTCCATTACAAAAACTTTTCGCCGCAAGACTTGATATGTCTGAAAAAGATTTTGCCTCCGGTATAGTAAAAAAATCTAAGAAAAGAAGGTAGGTTGAGAAAATGGCTTTAACTGCATCGAGAACTACTAATGGCTTTGAGCCGAAATATAACAAACTTGGCGGGATTGTTGATAATGCCGTTGAGTATGAATTGACTCCCGGTGCTGCCTTTAGTGCAGGGGATATGGTTGTATTGACTGCCAACAAGGTCGCTAAAGCAGCAGCAAACGCAACTAACGTACTTGGCGTAATGGCTGAGACTATTGCGGCAGCAGACAATCCGGCAACAACTAAAACTATGGGCAGGGTCTACGATAACCCCTTTATCGTTTACCGTTGTTCGTTTGCTGACCATAGGGATGCTTCTGCAACAGGTGGTACAACTACTACTTTAGTTGATACCGCACTAAGTACATCATCCGATGATGATTGGAACGGTGCATTGCTTTACATCTACGAAGGTCCAGCTGTAGGAAGTATTCGTACCGTCAAGGACTACACTGGTTCCTCTGATACACTGACCGTTGAGGAACCATTCCCGACTGCTCCGACTACCGCAAGTAAGTATATCCTACTTGGTGCTGGCGGCGCGGGTGACGTTATTAATAGGGGTAGTATCGGCGTTGATTTGAAGGATGAAAATACCATTGATGCTAACGCTACTATCGCTAATGAGGCAGGTCCGTTGGTTGTTATGGCCATTGATCCTGCTAATCTGATGATGGACGTTATGATTCGCAAGCACATCTACAACGCATAGCAGTAACCGCAAAATAAAAATAAAAATTAAATGACAAAAGACTTAGGCAATTGCGCCTGGGTCTTTTTGTTTTGAGGAGGAAAACAAATGCCGTTAATTTCCGACAATTGGGCAGAACAACTTGAGCCAGGTTTAAGGAAGATTTTTGACTTGGCCGGGAAAAAAGAAAAAGACTATCTTGGTCTGATGTATAACGTGGAGAACTCCACAAAGGCACAGGAAACTAATCAGGGTATCGGTGACTTGGGGTTAATGGAAGAATGGGGCGCAACCGGGAATAAGGTTGCTTATGAGGACTTCAAGAAAGGTTTCACCCAAAACTACATTCACCGCAAATATTCTAAGGGTACACAGATTGAGCGCGAGTTAGTTGACGATGAACAATACGGCGAGATTAAAAAACGTGTTCGTAACCTTCGGATGGTTGAGTACAGAACCATTCAATACCATGCGGCAATCCCTTTTAATAACGCTTTTAATGCTTCTTATGCCGGTCCTGATGGGGTTGCTCTTTGTTCCGCATCCCACCCGAAAGCGCCGGGAAGTTCTGCTGTAACCTCTAACTTTGGCGCATATGAATTAAATGCCGCTAATGTGACTACCGTCAGAAACAATATGCGCCGGTGGGAGGACGATAAGGGTAATCCGTTCTTGGTCATGCCGGATACTCTGATTGTGCCGACTGAACTTTTTGAACCTGCGAGGGTTATTGCTGATACTGAGGAAAAACCTGGAACAACCGATCACGGCGTAAACGTTTGGAAAGGCGTGTTTAATGTAGTTGAATGGCCTTGGTTAACTGATCCGAACGCTTGGTTTCTTGCTGATAGCGAAAGAATGAAGCAATTTTTAAATTGGTATTGGAGGAGAAAGCCAGGATTTAAAGCAACTGAGGACTTCGATACTGAGATTGCTAAGTATGCGACAATTGCACGTTTCAGTTATGGTTGGGACGACTTTAGTTGGATTTATGGCTGCAATCCTAGCTAGGACTAATAACTATTAGGCAGGGCGATAAACCCTGCCTTTTCTGTTTATATAGGAGGTGTTTCAAATTTCTATCATAGAAGGTAAAAACCCGGTAGGTGAAAGTGCAGCAAAACAAAATCCAGTCAGTATCGGCGGTGTTGACGCAAGTAATAATATTGTCGGCCTTGTCTTAGGTGCTGATGGTTCGTTGTTATTGCCTGCTGATGCGGCAACGGAAACAACTCTTGAAGCAGCGCGAGCATTATTGGCAAGTTTGGATGGTAAAGATTTTGCTACACAAACGACACTTGCTAGTATACTCGCTAAAATTATTACTGCCCCAGCAACTGAGGCGAAGCAGGACACGTTGATCGCTAAGGATTTTGCTACTCAAGCTACTTTGGCTGAAATAAAAAATTTCGATGGTGGCATAGCTACCGGGGGCAGTAAGACAACCATAATTGACACCGGCAAGGACTGGGAAACTAACATGTTCGCCGGTCATACAGTTAAGGTTTCTGTTGGAGAAAAAGAATACTTGCGTACAGTTTCTAGTAATACGGCAGACACATTAACTATGGCAACTCTCCCTGGTGCGGCGGCATCGGCTATAATCGGTACTCCCGGAACAGCAGAGGTAACTGTAACGGTTGCTACTGAGGGAATAGGAGGCAACGAATACACAGCAGAGGTCGTCGAAGCTCCTGGTGATGATGATAATTTAAGCGCTTCATTAACTGGACTTGTTCTGACTGTCTACCTTGGAAAGACTGGTGGCGTACTTGATAATGCTAAAAATACTGCTACATTGGTAGCGGCGGCAATTGATACGATACCTGAGTTTACTGCCGCAATGACTGGTTCCGGCGGCGTTGTGCCTGTAGCGGCAGCTGTTCCGTTTACTGGTGGTGTTGCTGTGGTAAATGTTTCAGCAGGATCAGAATACCAGATTATGCGGAAAACCCATGTCCAGCTAACTGGTAGTTTAATCGCCAAGGAAACCAACAAAGCGGTTACAGTAGATACGGACATTTTGACCGATTATACTGCGACGGCAAATAGTAATTCTGCCTTAATGGTTTCAACTAACACTGCAGGTATTTTGAAACTGGAAGTTGATGGAGTTCTGGGTAGTCTTAATTCCGGCACCGCTTTGGATGCCGGTAAATGGTATGCCTTTGATGTGCTCATGACTGATGGTTCGGTTTACAACCTGCAATTTTCGGTAAATGCCACTATGCAAATCAAATGGATTGGGGGTATTTAATATGTTACGGATGCCCCCGCAAGGAACAAGTAACTTCACTGCAGCCGAACGTGAAAAGCTTGCAAAAATTGACGTTGGCGTAAAATCCAATCTTAACGCTACATCTGCACCTACGGCAAATGACGATAGCGTTAATGGCTATTCTGTTGGTTCAACATGGATATATAACAATATAACATATTTGTGTACCAACGCCGCACAAGATACAGCCGTTTGGGTTTCCACTGCCGATATATACTATTTTGATACGTGGTCGTTACTCGTAACCGCTATATCAGAGGCAGGAACAACATATGTAAATAAACACGCTACCGTAGCAAATGCGAACGGCGGCCCGGCTGGTGGCACAACATACACCGCGCCGGATGCACTTATGAACATTGTTGTTGATGGCGGCTCTGCAACGTATAAAATAAACACACAAGGCGCAAATTACTCAGTGACTTGTCAGGCAAGAACGGTTACAAATCCAGTTATTAAATCCGTTATGCTTACAGCAGCCGCAAAGCCAACAACGGCAGGATATTACATATTTACGGTTACTCCAACGGATGGATTGCCTAGCGGGGTATCTTTAAACGATATTTCCTATTATGACGGTTCGGCTTGGTCGTGCTGGCAGAAATACACGCAAGCTGTAACGGCTCTTGTTGCTAATGATGAAACAGGGCTTATACAGGTAACATGGCGTAAATTTAATGGAACATGGATGAGTACTGCCGATGAGTTTATACCTGATGGAAACGAGTATCAGACAGGCAAATTGTATAACGGTAAAGCTGTTTACAGAAGATGTACTGCCGGGACAACTGGTACGATAACGTCAGCTGCTATCAATACAGGCATGACAATACCTATGACTGGTACAGTATTAAGAATAGAGGGAACAATCAAAAGAAGTACTGGCACTATATGGCTGATCTCATCACAGGGTGTAGCTCCCGACACATTCAATTTTGCCGTTCTTTCAGATGGAGAAGTTGTGTATGGGTTAAACCAAAGTAGCGGTGGAGGCTATACTACATCATACAATAACACCGATTATACCGTATGGGTTGAATACACCAAATCATAACCGCATAGGCGGTTTTTTTATACGTTAGTTCCGAAATAATTAACCGTCCTAGTGGCGGTTTTTCTTATAGGAGGGGTTTGCAAATGTCTTTTATAAATATTGATAATCAAGGAAGAAAAACAAATTCAGATGTTGTTGCCTGGGCTCCGAAGAAAGTAGTTGCTACTGGTGCAGGCGATATAAAAATAAAAAGCGGTTCTGGAATTGTCGGAAACTTATATGTTGCTACAGAAGGAGTTAGTGTTTCTATTAAAGATGGTACGGAGGAAGTTAGACCGGCACTTACTGGAGTAGGTGAGGATGATTATAGTCAATTGCCTATTGTGGTAGGTGATTCTATTACACTTAATTTTAGCGGTGCCGGTACGGCATACATTATATATAGGTAGGTGATTTAATTGATTAGAACTGAATTAGGGAAGAATGTTAATGCGCAACTAACTGGTAGTATAGCTATTGGACACGAAACCCTTACATTGTCAGAAGCAGGAGGTTTCGCAAGTATCCCAAGCGGAGCAACAAAAGCAGAAATTTCAATAGATGATACAGGTAGTGATATTAGGTATTGGATAGATGGCACTGATCCAACTACCATGCAAGGTCACTATCGGTATGCTGGAGATCAGTTTATGTTATTACCTCCTAATCCTTTGGCAAATTTTAAGGCAATCCCTGTAAGTGGTTCTGCTACTTTGCAGATTACTTATTATTAAGGTGGTGGTATAGATGGATGCAGCAGCTTTTAATCGGGCGAAAAGAAAGATAAACGAAATAAACGACAATAATATACTTGGTAAAAAAATTAATTGGGAGTTAGGCAGTATTAACTTAGTTACAAATATAAACTCAAGTAGCAATGCACGAATTAGAGCCATAAACCAAGTATATTTTTTAGCTGGTGAAAGCATAAATACAAAAAATAGCGAATACTTAGTTGGCGGTATTTTGCTTGACGGTGCCGGAAATTTTATCTCAAATTTTAATTTTACAGACGAATATGTGTTTACGCAAGATGCCTATGCAAGATTTACAATAAAGAATGGTACTGCTGACGAGGATTTTACCACTAAGGTTGATGCTATATCATATTTTTTAAATTATACACCACCGGAGAATAAGGGTAAGATTTTTAACTGGGAATTAGGTAGCATTACCTTAACTACGAATGTAAACTCAGTTAGCTCTTTAAGAATCAGAACAACAAGTCCTGTTTATTTTGTAGCGGGTGAAAGTGTAAATACGAAAGATAGTGACTATTTAGTAGCCGGTATTTTGCTTGACAGTGCCGGAAATTTTGTAGCTAATTTTGGTTATGCTGATAACTACACTTTTACCCAAAACGCCTATGCTAGATTTGTAATAAAAAATGGGACAATTGATGAAGATTTTACTTCGCTAGTTAACACGGTATCAAAGAATTTTAAAGTTGTGCAAAAAACAGTGTTTACTCAAAAAGAAAATAAGTGGCGTGGTAAATCATGGTATGCTTTTGGGACAAGTATGACAGATACAAATACAAAGGGTAAATATCCACAGGTAGTTGATAGGTTAAGTGGTTTAATAAGAACAAACATGGCTATAGGTGGTGGTGGTATTTGTCCGACTGCTTCACATGGTGGAAATGTCAAAGCTAATGTACTTGCTTGTCCGTATGATGTAGATTTAACAACATTAGAAGCAGGATTAAATGACTGGGGCAGTGTAGATTTAGGTACTATTGGTGATACAAGTGACAATACATTTATAGGCAATTTTACACAATGCCTAGAATATTTAACAACGAATACGCGTTCTAGAGTTGTTGTAATACTAATGATTGCCACGACATATGAGTTAGATGGAATCACTAGGCGTAGTCCTTTTTATACAAATACTTTTAGTCATTTGTATTCTGATTACATTGATGCTATGAAAAAAGTTGCCGCAATGTATGGTGTACCTACAATTGATATATTCGGAGAATGTATGGGTGGAGGACGTAAAAACCATGATACTATTCTCGATACAATTCATCTTACTGACCTGGGTGGTAAAATTGTAGGCGAATTTGTATGGGATAAACTTAAAAATATAAATCCTATGCCACACATGCCAAGTGGAATTTAACTCACTAATAGTATATGTATCGTTATATAATGCACTTAACTATAAAGTATATTACATTGTTTTTATGCTACTTTAAATGATTTAAGGTAGCTTTCATAATATTTAACTTTGCATATTCTGTATGTAAATACATTGCATGATGCAAAACATCTAGTATTTCAAAATTTTCAGTTGAATTTCTAATACTTTCAAGTAATTGTTTTTCAAGATTACGTATAGATTTTTCTGTTAGGTCTACTTTAGAATTTATCCAATTTGCAGTATTATTCATATAAATACCTCCTAATAATATAAGCTATGCTCTTTCTTATTTGATACAACAAAAGTTTGAAAAATCCTTCTAGGTAAACAGGAAAATTTTACTCAACTAACAAAGTTGCGTTAGTTGAGTAACCAGGGGAGGGCAAAACCTCCCATTTTACATATAAAGTAGGTGATAAAAATATCTCTAACCCTAAGAAAAATTGTAGACATGGCAGATAAGCGAGTGCCAAATACCGAAACAGATGCGGAAAAAGTTGAGTTTCTAGATCAACTACAAAAACAACTCTACCGCAAAATAGAAATACCTGAGAAGATCGAGAAAATTTCAACTACAGCAGAAATTTCACTTTATACCCTACCTAGCTATATTGTGCCAAACCGCATAAAAAGTATTTCATTGACTAAGTTGGATGGAACCGAGTCAACTAACTATGAATTTCGTGAGGATGGTCAAGAGGTAGTCTATAACTGCTATTACATTATTAATGGCATCAACTCCAATACGCTAGGAATTTACCCGACTCCAACAGAAGCAGGTTATATGTTAATAAACTTTATGGATAGTCCTAATACCTTGGACAGTGGAGATATGAACACTGTACCAAGGTTTTTTGATGATTACCAGATGGTTTTCGTATATAAACTTGCTTCCGAGTTGGCGAAGTTGCAAAGAGACATTGACTTAGCCAACAACTATGAAGCAGAGTATAGCGCATTACTCAAAGATGCAATTAAGGAAATAAATTACGAACCTTCATCAATGCAAGTAAAAACAATATGGTAGGTGTTTGAATATGAATGTTTCAGAGTTAATAGCTCAGGAATTGATATTACTAGAAGCGGCAGCAGATATAGCAAAAACAGCAGCAAAAACCATAATCGCTCCTGTTTATAATATAGGAGGTTATGGAGTTGATGGCGATGGTGAAACAAATGATTCCCCATTGATTCAAGAAATAATTGATTCTATGCCGGATGGATCAATTATCTATTTCCCTAATCCTGTTGTTTCCTATAAACTAGATACAAATATTTCATTTAACAATAAGTCTATTATGGTAATGATGGACCCTGGCGTAGTATTTAGTGGAAGCGGAAATATGCCAGCAAATATGACAAACTCTGGGCATCCAGTCAGACAAAATTACTATCTTTACAAACCAACAGGAGGTATTGCTGATAAGGGCTATGTGACTCTTACCTCAGAAGTAGCTCCAGATGAAACTTTTGTCGGAAATGCAGTTGCCGGTTATTTTGGTGCTTTATCTCCTACCTCTGGAAATGGATTTATATGGGGATTAAACCCTATTGTTGTATTGCAAGCTGGGTTTGGTGGTAACGGGATAGGTGTGGAAGTAGACTTAGATAATTACGATGCTGATTACAAAGGTCAGGGCGTTTTAATTACGGGGGTTGGCGATCATAAACCGGAAGTTGGTTGCAAAATAACTAGGGCTGATGCTACTTCCGATTGGAAACAAGGCATTGTTATAAACAGGTCTGAAATAGGTATACTTATAGATTTATCCGATGCAATAACTGCGGCATACGGAATTAGCATTAAAGGAATTTCCAATAATCACATAAAACTTCAACCATCAGACGATCTAAATCCAGAAAACGCATTAATCTATGGTGTAAATACAGCTGACGATCAAGTTGTTTTCAAAGTAACAAAGCGTGGAGGTATCGTTCTTGGTGGAGGAACGGAAGTAATAAAACATATTTCTCTAAACTCACCTGTTTTAAACTTTGGAAGCATTTCTGCTCAATCAACTTCCGAACTTACTGTAACTGTAACTGGTGCGGAGATTGGTGATTCTGCTTACGCTACACCCTCTGGAGCCCTTACGTCTGGATGCATATATAGCGCATATGTAAGTGCAACTAATACCGTTACGGTAAGGGTTGCAAATATTACAAGCGGTTCACTTGACCCTGATGGAGGTGGAGGTTTAGTTTGGCGTATTGATATTTGGAAGCACTAGGTGGTGTATAAATGTCTTATTGGAAACCAATACGAGGAGTACGTGAACCTATCTCAATAAGAGAATTTAAGGGTGTCAACAAGCTTGACGCTTTTTCTATTTCAGACGGTCAATTTACTTCTACAAAAAACATGACCGCATCTAAATATCCAACAGTTACAACTAGACCCGGTACTTTAAAAGTTGGGGCAGACCTTACTGCTGCTATCTTGGGTTTAGGTGTCTGGAAGGATGAGGAACTGCACGTTATTGACGATAACGGTCTTTGGGTTAAACTTTTATCTAACGGCAATTGGGGCACAACTTTAGAGTCTGGTCTTAGTGCCGGTGATATGTGGAGTTTTTGCAACTTCAAGGGTAATCTAAGCGAAATAAATTTAATCGGCGCTAACGGTAGTGATCCTATCAAAAGATATGACGGTACCAATGTTAGCGATCTATCTAATGCTCCGACAGGTGGAAACTTCATCGAGCAACACGACAACCGCCTGTACTGTGCAGTAAATAATACGGTCCATTTTTCCGCATTGAGTAAGGCAGATGATTGGTCAACCGTTGACGATTCTGGGCAAATTGTTGCTGAGACTCAGGACGGAGAAGAAATCAACGGCCTTAAGGCAGGACCTGGACATTTAATCGTATTTAAACCTCATGCAATTTTTGAACTTTATGGGACAGGTCCAATAAACTACGATCTGACTCCGGTAAGTGAAAAAATAGGTTGTGTCTCAAACGCTTCTGCCGTTATGGTCGGAGGCGTTTTGTATTTTCTAAGTCATAGAGGGATTGAGAGATATAGCGGTGGTTTATCGCCCGATAATGGATTTTGCCTGCCTATTCAGTGGTATCTTAATAATATCAATGCCACTAACCGACATAAATCTTGTGCCGGTACTGACGGTAAAAATCTTTATATGGCAATACCACTTTTGACCGCCACTGAACCTTCTCACGTTCTCGAATACGACACGACATTTAATGTGTGGTACGTTTGGGAGATGGGCAACTACCCAAGAATATTTACTAACTTCAAAGAGGATTTTTATTACGGCGATTCTGCCGGACAGGTACATAAGTTTGGTGGCACGCTAGACGGTGAATCGGCTGTATCATGGTATGCTATTTCTAAGCCGTTTGGCGCAGGTAGTTTAGCGCAACGCAGGCAGTGGTATAGTATGTGGCTTATTGTTGACCTGCCGGTTGGTAGCACATTGAATGCTTATCTTTCTGCTGATGCCGAGGGTGACGGTAGCTGGACGCTGGTAAAATCGTTGACCGCACAAAGCAGTATACAGGACACAAGAATTATCATTCCGGTCAATACTGTAGCTAATGCAAATTGGATACGGTATAAATTAAGCGGTACCGGACCGTGTACCGTACATGAAGTAATAAGGCAGGAAAGAATCCTGCCTTGGAGGTGATAATATGCCCTTTCCGACACTATCTAATTTTTCCGGTATGCAAGATAAAACGCCGGATGAATTAGCTAGATTAAGGAAGGAATTGCAATGGCTTTTACAATCTCTTGACCATTTTAATGTTAAAGAACTATATACTGAGTATTGTTCTATTAAGTCTAAAGACGGAGAAACTATCATTGATGGTCCAAAGTTACTAATGTCAGACAAACAAGCAACTCCTGTTCTTAGATTAAGACAAGGATATGACGATGTTACCGGAGATTTTCTATTTGAGTTATATGACGCTTTGGGCAATAAGACAGTAGGTATTGATAGCAATGGTCAAGCAACATTTACTGGGACTATTACTGGTGGAGTGATTCAAACGGCTGTAGGGGGAAACGACAGGATTGTTATTACGAATAATTCTCTTGCAACATACAAGCATGATTTGATTACCGAAACTGACTACAAGAACGGTATAGCATGGGGTTTCGATGAAGGCAGCAATTACGGTGACGTTGTTTTTTATGATGCAGGGGTTCCGGTTATGCAGTTTTATAATAATCTAGCCGGTGATGGATATTCCATTAAACCATTAAATGCTGCTACTGTATTTGCGGAAGGAAGTTGGGATTTTTTTTATGCCGATATAACTGGATTAGTGACTGATACCGTTGGCGATCATAGGCACTCTTACGGAGAAAGTAGTTACACAGGTTATTCTGGTGGTCATAGTCACTCAGTAAATGGAGGTTAATGTATGGATATTGAGATTCAAATAAAAGAGGAATTAAAGCAAAGAAGGTTAACTCAGTTAAAACAAAGATACTTTTCTTTAGAGTTAGATTTAGTTGCTTTAGAGGCTGTAGGTAATATTAAGGGTAAGGAAATGACCATAGAACGTATGGCTAACGTACAAAAGGCTTACGAGGCTGTGGAGGCCATTATTATTGAATAGGAGGTGTTAATATGGCCTACAATAGATACGGCGAATTAATTGGCTTACAAAGTCAACCTGCCGCTACCTCATGGCAAGATAAGTTAAAGTCTTATTCTACCGACAGGGGTTCCGCTATTCAAGAATTAATGAGAGCAAAGAATGTCTACGGTCAAGAACAGGCGTTGGGCGCAGGGCAGGATAGACTAAATCAAATATCCAGATGGGCAAGTCAGGTAAGGCAGGCAGGCGGTCTTAGCGACAGCCAATATGGTTCAGGTGTGTCCGGTCAGCAGGCAGAAAGAAATTACGGCAACTATCAGAATCAGCAACAACAAAAGAACTATCAAACGCAAACCCAAAACATGCTTAGTCAATTGCAGAAGAAAGTCAATACTCCGTTTAGCTATGACCCTGAGAATGATCCGAGATACAAGGCAGCGCAACAATTGGCCGAATCACAGGCAAGAACGGCAGGAAATCAGGCTATGGAGGCATTAAACGATAGGGGTATTCTGAACTCTACTATTACCTCTGATAGACTTGGACAGATAGGTAAGCAGTATTCCGATAGCGTACTCCAGATGGTTCCGCAGTTATATCAAAATGCCTATCAGGAATATCAAGGTGGCATAAACAATATGTCTGCAATGCTGAACGCTCTAGCTAATCAAGAAAATACTCTCTATGGCAGGGTTGCACAGCAGGATCAATCAGATGCTGCAGCTAGTCAGTGGGGCCAGGAATACGATCTCAAGAAGGCATTACAAGATGCTCAGATACAGAACTATGCCGATGATATGCAATATAAATATGCGGCGTTGGATGCTGAAAACAGGAATAGCCTCAATGACCTTGCTTATCGGTACTCGGCATTAAATAGTAAGTCTGATGGTTATGATGATAAAAATGCCCAAGAAGAAGGCTTGCAACTAATGTTAGCGCAATCAGAATTCTACAGCACAGGAAACGACTATTTAGCTGATGTTAGGAGAAATAAGTCAGAACTGCTAAAGATGCTTGGGACAGATGGATACACCAAACTTGAAAAATACGCATTAAGTATGTCCGATGATACGGAAGGATGGAGCGGAACTAAGTTTAAAAAAGGTAGTTCTAGTCCAATAGGGCAAAGGTTAAAAGAAATAATGGTAAACCCTAATGCCCCCACCTCGAGCAAAACAGGCATATCTAGCGACATTGTGAGTGTCGTGAATAATGTCGCCTCTAGGTACGATGTTGACCCTGCACTAATTCTAGCAATCGGTCAACATGAGACGGGGTGGGGTAAATTAGGTGATGGCAGAAAAGGCATGTATACCGGATATGGATCATACGATAGCGGTTCTGATTACGGTTATGCCGGACTTGAAAAGCAGGTTGAAGGTACGGCAAAGAAAATGAGGGCATGGGGCATGAGTAGGGGTAACGTCAGTCTTGAGAGGTTAAAGACAGGTAATAGCGGTAAACTACCAACAGGAATATACGCTACCGACAAGAATTGGCCCAATGCAATATGGAAATATTATCAGAAGTATAGGTAGGAGGTGAGTACCGATGGCTAAATATGATTTTTCAAAAGCATGGGAATCTACTCATGCCGCATATGAAATGCCTGACTATGTCGAAGAAGAACCTCAAGAACCAAAACAAATACCCATACCTCCGAAACAGTCACTATATAAAAGACTTGACAGTAGGATTGGCGGCATACTGCCTGCGGGTGCAGAAGGACCGTCATTTAAGGACGTTTCTTCTGATGCTATCTATTTACCAAGAAATATAATGGAAAAGGCGACTAATGCTGCATCTCTTGGATTATACGACAAGTTTATGAATTGGTCTGATAGGAAAATTTCAGATTTAAACGATAGTCCAATTGAATCATCCCTCTACGAAGCAAAATCACCTCTTGGTAAAAGTGCTGGCGTTGTCGGAGAGATGTACGGCATGATGGCCCCGATTGGAGTTGCCTATAAGGGTGCCAACTTACTAGCTAGAGGAATTAATCCAACTACTACAGCAGGCAAATTGGGCAAAACAGCATTAACTGGAGGATTAGCAGGGGCAGGATACGAGGGCGCATTATCAGCACTAGAAGGCAACGACCCTTCCAAAATAGCTGAGGATGCAGGCAGGGGTGCATTATTCTTCGGTGCAGGTGGACTTGCCGGTGACGTTATTGGTGCAGGGGTAAATAGGTATCTACCTAATACCCCTAACCTAGCAAAAGATTTTATTCATGGCGCAACTGTTGGTGGTACAGGTTTAACGGCAACGATACCAACATTATCTGATGGAGAGAAACCTACTCTTGGAGATTTAGGTACTACAGCAGGTAGTTTAGGTGCTTTTAGTGCCATTATGTCCGCGCTAAGTAGAGGTAAGATAAAACCTGATATGCCAACAAAAGAAGTCATCTCTCCCGAAGTCAAGGCAGACATACCGACAGATATTAACGGCGCCAGGAATATTCTAAACAGCGCAACCAACTTCGGCAGGGCGACAAGGATATTAGATGCTTACCCTGAGTTGGGCGCAGAGTTTCCGCAATTCAGACTAAAGCAGGGAGATAAGGTTATCCTACCTAACGGCAAAGAAGCAACCGTCAAGAACGCTGACAGACTGATTATTCAGGCTGAGGTGGACGGTAAAACGGTTAGTGTTGGCCGGAAGGTTGTTAAGATACCGGAAACTAAGGTTGAAGTGCCGGAACAGGTATTACCGGAGGTTGAAACACCTGAGACTATCCAACAACCTGCCGTAAGAGAGACTAGAAGCGGTGCTGAGATTTTACCTGATGAAAATATAATGCAGGCAGACTCACAGGCTAAGAGCATGGCCGAGGACATTGGACTTAAACCGGAGAAAGCTGAAACAGAGACGAAGGTAGATACAACCACACAAGAAACTGTTGACGGTCCAGAGAGGGCAGGTTATTACGATCCTGGTACTATTGGTGCGGCAAGACTTACTCCACCGGAAACAATAGATACTATCACATCTAAGACAAATAAGCCAGTATTAACTGAAAGATTAGCACCCTCCAATGTTGGCAATATGATTAAAAAAGCCTACTACAGGACGGTTGACGGATATAACCGCCTTAATGACTTCGATAAAGCGGCAAACAGAGCAGGTAGAACAATTCCATTCAATAAACGTGCCTATATTCTGGCGCATAACACGACTAATGCCGAGGCCATGGCAAGAAGAACCCTTGAAGAAAACATGGTTAATGCAAAGGGTGAACCAGTATATGCGCCACTAAAAGATATAGTTAAGCAGGTTCCCAAGGGTGAATGGCGAAAGTTTGAGGATTACCTAAAACTTAAGCACTACAAGGCATGGGAAAATTCAGACATGACCGTATATGACAGAGAAATCAATATGTCGCCGGAAATGGCTGATTTAAAAATATCAAAGTACGATAATAAGTATTCATGGATGAATCAGGCAGCAAAGGATTATACCGCATGGATTAATAAATTTGGCGAGGAATGGTTGGTTAAAACTGGACTACTCTCTGAGAATGTATGGAACGCAATGAGGTTAAAATACGGAGATTATATCCCCCTGCAACGGATGATGGAAGAAGTTGAGATCGGTAAAACGGGAGTAAATGGTTCATTTGCCGACCAACCTAATCCGGTTAAACGTGCCAGAGGTTCGGAACGCAAAACCATTGAGTCGCTTGAAACCATGCTTGAGAGAGTGCCTAACTACATTAAAGCGGCCAAGCGCAACGAGGTCATGCAGAAGGTTATTGAGGGTATAAGGCAAGACCCCGAAGGTATGAGCATTTGGGGCGAGATAGTTGATTCGAATACCGCCAATCTCACTATGCCGAACATTGTTGCTGGGAGAATAAATGGAGAACGTGTTCACGTTAGAGTTAATGACTTGCCACTACTGGAGGCAATATCCGGTCTAACTCCGCAAGCACAAAATGTAATTATTAATGCTGCAAGGTCATTAACAAGCAAGATGAAACTTTTAACGACCGGCATTAACCCCATATTCTCACTCGGTAGAAACGTAGTTCGTGACCTGCCCATGTCCTATGTGGCATCTAAAAGCACTAACAACCCTATAGAGTGGTCTAGGGATATTGTAGGTGCTTTAGTAGATATACTAGGAAATAGGGCGGCATATAGGTCATATAAAGATATGGGCGGTGGCTATGCCTCTGCCGTATCAACAGACGTTAATATATTGGCTGACTCTAAGGCAAAATTAATGCCTGGATATTACGATCTAAGTAATATTAAAAATCCCGTTGAGTATACAAGAAGGCTAATGGGCATACCGTTTAAAGCACTTGAGAAAATAGCTGACGTTACCGAGGCAGTACCGAGACTTGGAGAGTATCGGCGCATTGTTCGCAAGGAAGGTAACAGTTACGCATCGAGAACTAAGGCATTATATGAGAGCAAGGACGTTACAGTAAATTTCCAGAAGAAGAATACCGCTGATGTTACCAATTTCCTAGATACTTTTATTCCTTATTTTGGTGCTTCCGTGAATGGACTGGATAAACTTGGAAGAATATACAGAGATAATCCGGTTGCCGCTATCAATAAGACTATTGGGGCAATAACTATTCCAACTTTAATGCTCTATGCTATGAATTACGATAATGAGGAATATAGGAAGTTGAGTAGTTGGGTGAAAGATACAAACCACTTAATTCCCTTGCCTAATGGTACGTTTTTGAAAATGCCTAAACCTCGTGAGGGTGGGGTGGTTTTCGGTGCCTTAGTTGAAAGAACGCTAGACAGTCTATTGAAAGAAAATCCAGACGCTTTTTATAAATTTATGGATACGGTAAAAGCCAGTTTCTTTCCTCCGATTAGAACTATTTATGCTCCGGTTAGTGATATAAGGGCAAATAAGGACTTTGTTAATCGTCCAATTGTTCCTAAATATATGGAAAGCATGTCAGCTGGGCAACAGTATGATGAAAAAACATCTTCATTTGCTAAGATGCTAGGAGAGGTAGACCCCAGCAAAATATCTCCTAAACAGGTTGATTACTTGGTAAAAAGTTATCTTGGGGTTATCGGGCAAATCGGTATCCCTGCACTATCTGAGGGAAGTACCGGGGATGCCATTAAGCGTATATTTACCGCTGACCCTGCTTACTCCAACGACACTATTCAAAAGTTTTACGACAAAAAGAAAGAATACGACACAATCAAAGCTGACACTAAGCAGACCGGGGATACTGTCGATGCCAATGACGAGAAGCTTAGGAAGTTATATAGCAAGGTGGCTGAAATGATTTCCGATAACGCCAATGAAGCGAGGGAGTTGCAGAAAAATAAAGACATACTCCAGAAACAAAAAGCTAATAAGTTAAGGGATATTCAGCTTAAAACTATCATTCTTGCTGACATAGTTAATAGACCTGTCGAAGAACAGTTAAAGATTTACAATGACTTGAAGCGCAAGAAGTTTATCGTTGAAACAAAACCTAAGTCCGAATCAAAAACCAAGGCAGAGCAGAAAAGACAGCAAAAAAGAAATGATGCCATAGGGAAGATTATTTCCCAATAGCATCATTTTCCTTTTTTACTAACCATGCACCGAGAAAAATCATAATAGTAAGACCTGCCCCAATGGCTATTTCTAAAATATTTTGCAATGATGATGGTAATAGCATGTATATTAAGCTAAAGATAATAAATAGATATAGCCATTTAGCTTGAGTTTGTTTATCCATAAGATCACCTCCGGTAATATTATATTACTAGAGTATAGCATTATTCCTTGTTGAATGAAATATTTTTCTTTCGACAAACTAAATTATATATTCATTTATCAAAATAAAATCGTGAGACCCGCCAATCCAGGAGGATTATTAGCGGTGGGTGCTGTCACACCCTGTCTCACATTTTCATTATAACACCAGTTATTTAATTAAACCACCAGGAGGTACTGTAATGTGACGCAGGAACAAGACGTTACAAGACTACAGGAACAGGTAAAATCATTATTTAACGCACAGGAAAAGTTAGAGAATAATTTAGAACAACATGAGCGGGACGATAAACAAACATTTGCGGAGGTATTGAAGCGCATGGATGAAATGCACAAATCCTTTCAAAATCGCCTGCCGCCGTGGGCTACCGCCGTTATTGGTATACTAATGGCTGCCTGCGGTTGGCTGGCAAAGGGCTAGATATGCTAAATAAAAACCAATGTAAAGTATGCGCAACGTGTATCGTGATGGGTTTAGTAGTTATATTATTTATGTGCATAAACTTTCAGAAGTTAGACATTAACGAGTTATCAGACAAACAACTAACCACTGAATTAATCAATATAAAGGGCATAGGCGAGGTTACAGCACAAAAGGTAGTTACATACCGCAAAGAACATAAACCCATCACCATAGCCGAATTAGACGGCATTAAGGGCATCGGAGAGAAAAGGTTATCTCTGATTAAAAAGAAATTTAAGTAGGAGGAAAACCCATGAATATCATACAAAAACCAAGTAAAAATTTCAGCAGTAGACAGGGCAGAAAAATACTCGCCATCGTTGACCATATAACGGCAGGTTCTTTCAACGGTGCGGTATCATGGCTATCTAACCAGACATCTAAAGCAAGCGCACATTACGTTATTAGTCGAGCTGGCGAGATTGTGCAGTTAGTCGCTGATGAAAACTCAGCATGGCACGCAGGCAGTATAAATAAACCTAATTGGCCCTTATATGACGGTGTAAATCCTAACCGCTATACTATTGGCATTGAACATGAGGGATATAAAGATAATGGCGGTGACGGTAATCTAACAGAAGATCAATATGATGCAACACTATGGTTACATCGTAAATTAATAGCTAAACACGATATTAAAATTGACCGTGACCATATCATCGGACATTACCGCATCGACAGCGTTAACCGTCCCAATTGTCCAGGTCCGGCGTTTCCTTGGGATAGGTTGTTTGCTGATTTACAAGGACAACCTGTTAGTCAAGTTCCCGGACCCTTCCCTGACGTTCCCGGTGACAGATGGAGTGCCGGACATATCCAATGGTGTAAAGATAACGGTTGGATGAAGGGTTTTGACGATGGCACTTTTAGGCCAGAACAACCTATGACACGTGAACAAATGGCGGTTATTCTTGCTAGATTTAGAGATAAGGGGGTTATATGATGACTAAAATGGATTGGCTTTTCGCTGGCTGTATGGTTCTCTGTTTGACGGTATACCTATATGGCTGTCTGACGGGTAAACCATTAGACAATGTAAGAGAATTGATCTTTATTTTCGGCACTAGCATAGGTCTAGCCGCAGGAAGTAGATTTCTGGCGAATAAGGATGCGGATAAAAAGGTAGAATAGCGTAACGCGAATAACTTTCTTTATGTCCCGGTGAACTATCCGGAAATCCCGGACGGTTGCCGGGATTTTTCTATTTTTACGCAAAAAAAAATAGACAGTCCTTTACCGTAGACTGTCGTTTCAATTATAATGATGATTTGACTTCGTAACTGATCCAAACTAAAGGCTAAAATTTTAAGTAGTGTAACACAGACATTGACTATTGCCGCCTACTACAACAGCAACAGCGCACTAACAACAACTATTCATAACAAGGAGGATTCACCTCCCATTATAAATTACCGCTACATACCACGCGAAGATATGTTTTACGGCTAGAAATATTATACCACTATGTCGTAGATATTGCAACTGTATGCGGTAAACAATTATCGTTTGCGGTAAAGCAAAACTCCCCCAAGTGGAACTCAGGAGAGTTTTGACTGAATGATCTGAATAATACATTAGTCCGTTATTTTATCAGGGCCAAAGCCACGGCAAGATCATTCTTTCCGACACAAAACCATGGATTAAAGCCATGTTGCAGTAATGTCGGTTAAGCAGACTCCAAGAAGAAGGAACCCACACCTATTTAGGGTGCTGCTATCTTTCAGATAACCTTCTTTAAACCTTGCGCTAGCCTGCTTAATATGCGCTTCTTGGATTATTTAATAAGCGGACAGGGATTTGCACCCTGCATGATTATACCCAGCCAAGAGTATCTAAAAGACCTCTCGTGATAATCTTACCTCGTAAGCGTCTACATATTCCGCCACCGCTTATTGCATAGTTCAATTAGTTCCCGCTTAGAACATTATACCACTTTCAACGCACAATATCAATATACGGTATAAATTTACCGAATGGGGTATAAAAGTATTTACTTAGCAATATAACTATTGTATAATATTATAGGAGGTGCAAAATGAAAAAATCAGTAACATATACCATTGACGAGGAAGTTATCGAGAGATTAAAAAAACTCTCGGATAAAACACTAATACCTCAGACTAGACTTGTTCAAAAGGCTATTGAGGAATTATTGAAAAGGGAGGAAAGTTAATTGAGTAAATGCCAAACATGCGAATACTATCGTTATTCTGCCGGAGTTTCGCGGTCAATATCAGAAAAACTAGGCAAACAGTTTCCAACAAGTCCAACAAACTACTGCGATTATGCAAACATTTCTTGGCCTAGAAATTCTGCTAAAGTTATAAAGCCAAGAGGCACTAAGTGTGACTATAAATTAAAATATATGCGCTGCGATGCTTGTGGAAAGGTCTTAAGAAAGGGTTCCGATGCGTGGATGATACTAACATCAAAGTCATATATCTGTAATGGTTGCGGAGGAAGGAAGGAGGAAACCAATTGAGAGTACATGAACCCAAAATATGCGTTAAATGCGGAAATGAGTATGTGCCGACTAGCGGACCGCAAAAGTTTTGTCTTAACTGTAAACCTCCTAGTTGCGAGGGATGCGAGAGAATTGAATTAGCTGTAGAAGTGGAACGCAGGGCAGTTAATGATCTAGTTACAAACACCCATAACTTTTTAAAATTAGTGCCTTGCATATCAAGAACCGTCTATCCTGATCAATGTATTGAGTGTAAGAATGTTTGTGAGTGGTATATAGCTATGGTTGATGTTACTGAGATTCTAGGTAAGTATTCTCGAAATAAGAAGGATGGATAACTATGGTGTATGGATGCAGTTTCAATCTCTTTTTCAAAGACAACAAAGAAATATCGAACCAAGAAAAAATTGATAAATTAAAGAGTTATTCTGTAGGTGATATGTTAACTCTTTTAAGAAACATAGAAGAATCACCATATAAATATGAAAAAGAAATTATAAATGGTGTGTATTCGTGTTTATTCGATAAAGGTATAGTTTGTATATAATTAAGAAGGAGGTAAACTAACTTGTCACCATTTACAACAATTGCAGTAATATGGGTAGGTGTGAGTGCTTGCGTTGGTGCTGGACTATATCTAACGCATAACGCTAACTGTCTATGGGCGTTTATAATACCTGCGCTTATTGGAGTTACTAGCGGAGGGAAGGACACAAAAGAGGAGGATAACCAATGAAAATATACGAATACATGTTTGTTCATCATAACAATCTTGGTGTAGGAAGAATTATGGTACACAGAACTAAAGAAATTTCATCTCACGATGAATTGCCTGATTTGGATAAATTTGTTTTAGATAATTTGAAAGATAAAAATATTAAACAGCTTGTCGTAACCGATTTTAAACTGCTCCGTATCTATAATGATGGCAAGGAGATAAGCCAATGAAAGAACTTTTAGTGGAGTGTCTTATCTCCGGCATACTATCTATGCTTATCTATGCTTCGATACGTAATAAGTAAAAATATTGGCAAGGAGGATAATTAAATGGGTAAATGTAAAGATTGTGGCGCGGAAACAAAATGCAATGTATGGACCGAGGAATACTTTCAATGTCGTGATTGTGCCGAGAAGGAAATGTTGGAGATCGAGAAGGATTGCGAATAGGGGGTAAATAATACCTTGTATACGAAGCAAAAAGTAACACCATCCGATATACGCAAACTCAAAAGACTTCTTTTCTGCAATAAGATACTTAACTTTATATACTGGAAAATATTATCTAGTCCATATTATTATGTGACGCGAAAGATAGAAAGCAATAGAAAGTTATATTGGGATATTTTGGGTAAATATAAGTAGGAGGTAAACCATGAAACAAAGGCTTGAACCATCCGACCTTGCACAGCTAACCGATAAGCAGAAGGATAGACTGAGGGAGTTGTGGCAACCAGAGAAAAGGGATTTCGTTTTGTGCAATGATACCAGAGAGGTTATTGTGTCTCGTTGCGATAGCGATAAAATTTATTTATTTATTTACGGTGGGTATATTTTAGAAGTTAAGCATTGCTTACCACTTTTAAGTATAGGTCAGATGATTGAGATATTAAAAGAAAAAAGAATAATAATGTGGCAAGGCTGGGGAAATCATTTAAGTTTATGGAATGTTGAGAAATTAATACTTAATAGCGATAAAGCATTTGAATTGGTAGGTAAGGGTGGTGAACTCTGTGACGCACTCTGGCAAGCAGTCAAGGAAATACTCTAATGCCCTTCGACTACGCTAAACATTGCGAACATGAATTATGCCTCGGTTGCGGTAGGAAGTTAACTGCTGCGGAGAGGTTAGAGGGATATTGTGATAAATGTAAAGGAGATTGTTGATTTTGAAATTTAAAGTAACTCGTACTGACGGTAAAGATAATGGTAATGAAAAATATCTTATTGTAAACACAAAAGAACCATATGCAGGACTGGTTGCCGATTTAATTGAAAGCGAAGAAAGATGCAAGAATACATGGGAGCATGGCGAAGATAAATCCATGAGAAGTATTATGGGTATTTGTGGAATAAATAAAATGCCTAAACTATCAATACCTATGATGGTAAAAAAGGCATGGCATAACCATAGGATATTAAAAGGTTTTTTATTTGACAGGGCACATTTCCCTACAGACATTGCATTAATTCACAGTGAAGTCTCGAAAGCATTAGAAGCACATAGAAAGGAGGAAGGCAAGGAAAGAATTTCAGAAGAATTGGCCGATGTTATACTTCGTGTTGCCGTTGTATGCGGAGATATGGAAATCGACATTGAAGATGCCATACTAAGAAAAATGGCTAAAAATTCAGAGCTTCCTTATAAGCATGGAGGAAAATTATACTAACTAATCACGCTTCAACCTACCGTAAGCAGGAAAAACCCTACCGCACGTAGAATATAACAATATCACGGATTATCTTGCTGGCACAAAATAATCCTAGTATACTACTCCACTAAACGGCACAGTAAACCACGGTCTGTGCTGTTTTTTGTGTAATAAAATAACCGGGGCGATTAACCCCGGCATGTTCTATCGTCTAGTAGCGTACTTCTTGCCGTTCTTCTTCGGAACCAAGCACGATGCCATTCTGAACATAGAAACGTCCTGCTTAAAGTAGATTGAATTTCCGTCAAGGCAGGTTATCTCTCTTGCCTTACCACCATCAACATGGCTGTTCATGCACCTTTCGCAGATGCGCGGAGTTCCGATATAACTCATTTAATCACCCTTTCTTCTTTACCTTTGCCTTAGTCTCAGTAAACTTCGGAGGGTCTTTTATCTCTCTCCACCATTCTGGCACTAGAACCCATTTACCATTTACTGTTTTATAGTCTAGTGGGTTGGTGTCGCTTATTTTAAGAGGATTTGGTCCTATTACATCTTCTCTAAGCATTGTCTTTTTCTCTCCCCTGACCACAAATTTGCCCTTGTCGTATGCCTATCGCGCCTAAACTTTACGGCTGATTTATTTAGTTTGCGTGAGTTATCTTGATATTCAGTCTTTCTCCATAGCGGTAAGTTTTCTTCATAAGGGTATATGGACGGATCATATTCACGCAAATTATCTATGAGACTAAATATTTTGCATAATTCTTCTTGCTCACTCATATAATCAACAAACATTTTAAGATGTTCCTGTACTTCTGGAGGCAATTGAGATACAAGAATAGCACCATGCCTAATATATTCCGGCAGTTCCGCTATCTCTATATATTCCTTATGCCAATGGTCAGTAGGTTCTTCACTTCTTATTTCAATATACAAGTTTAATCCCCCTTAATCAAATAAGGTCTAACTTTCCGCAAAATCAAATATTGCGGAATATGTCCCAATTCATCATAGATAAAATTCATCCTAGTAGAATTATCCTTCATACCTGCCAACTTGTCCCTATTAACATTGCAGAAGATAGTAAACTCGTCGGTTAGTTGACGTTCCATACTCTTTGTTAACTTCATTATTCAACCTTCTTCTTAATCTTCTTCTTGACCTCCGACTTGCCATGCAGAGCGTCAATGACTTCCTGCTGATATGCCGTTAAACCGTCTATATTTCCCATATAAGCTAGTCCGATATACACAAGTACCGCAGCGTCAGTTTCATCGTTTGTAGGACATTCTATGCCCCATTTCTTATATGCGGCGACTGCTATTTGCTCTTTACTTGCGCTGCCGTTTCCTGTTGCAAATTTTTTTAATTGTTTAGGTGCTACTTCCAAAAGATTTAGTTCGTATTCGGCAAACGTAACACGAAGGACACCGCCCAATTCACCCACTTGATGCGCTTGATTAGGTGAAGCATAGGAATATCCTTCAATTAAAACTAAGTCGGCACCGAATAAATCATTCATAACTTCCTGCCGTATTTCTATTAGTCGGTCAACTCCGAACTTCTTGCTTTTAATGCTCCTTGTGGTGCATCCTGCAGGTAAAATATTTTTAGCTATTCCGGTACTCGTCAAACTAGCGTCTATACCAACGATTTTTATTTTTGCTCACCGCCCAACCATTGCTCGATATGTCTAACACAGTCACTGATACATTCATTAGTTGAAGCATAAACGCAAAAACTTCTTTCCCTTAACTTCTCGGCAATCCTCCGGCGTTCTTCCTTCGCCCCATCCTGCTTAATTCTCTCAACAAGTGCGGATAGTTCTTCTTTATAGTCGCTCACAATATTCCCCCTCAACACCCACTAATATCCACAAATCCACACCTCGCCCACTTCGGATGATCCATATTCGGTTCAAAATGTCGGCAAGGCTTAAATAAACCGTTCTTACACAGACAATTCTTCTCCTTCACTCTGCCCACCCCAACTTGCCGGGATGGTACTCAGACAAGCACCATCCGACATGAGGAGTTTTTCTTTTCTTCCGCTTTCTCACCGGCAAGCACCGCATTTTTTAAGGTACTGCCATACCCTATCAGCGTTCATTCCGTAGTCCTCAGCAATTGCTCTATGAGATTTTCCCTTATCGTGCAAGGTAAGAATCAACCGCTTTCGGTAGTCAGATAACTTAAAATGCTCGGTTAGACTACCACCATTGCCGTATTCGCAGGCATAGTTATTTAGAAATTCGTTTATGTTAACGGTTAACCCTGCCTGTTTTGCCTTGCGGTCATTGGTGAGCAGACAGCGCATGAAGTGTTCTGCTTTTACCTGTTGCTCTGCGGTGAGGACTTTTTTATATGATGTGCTGTTTGTGTTTGCCATAAAATCAACTCCTAGTCAATAATCGTTATCTGAATTTTATCGGCAGGGATTATTTCTTTGATTACACTTTGAATACTATCAAGCAGTTCGTCTATAGAATCGTATTTATAAGTTGTTGCTCCGAGTCTTGTTGCTGAAACAAGTAAATATTTACTATCTAAGCGACATATAAAGTATATTTCATTTTCACTGAATACAATTAAATCCCCTACTCCTGGCTCATGCACCTTTGATGCAACTCTAATATCTATAACAACAGCCATTTTCTCTACCTCCACAACTCCGTAATATTTACATACTCATTGCCCCGTTTCTGCCAAACCTGCTGATTTGCGCTGCCCCGAAATTTAAGTCCAATATCCCGCTGCGCCAAGATAAACGGACCATCCACAACATACTCAACGTGTCTGAGCATCATTAGTATAGCTGGAGTCATAACATATCCCGTATACAGCATAATATTAATGTCAGGACGTTCTCTTACAATCAACTCGTTAACGGCGTTCACATCGTCTATCTGGTCCATTGGTTCTCCCCCAGACCATGTAATACCTGTGAGTAGTGGATCGTCCTCTAAATGTCCTAATATGATGCTTGCCAACGCTTTCGGACTAATGCAATACCCGGCATTTCTGTCGTGAGTTTGCGGATTGTGGCAACCTTCGCATCCGTGACCGCAGCCTTGAACGTATATTGGTATTCTCAATCCGGGACCATTAACTATACTTGCCTCTGTCTGTATCGCGTTTATTTTCAAAATCTCTCCCTCCAAACACTTCAATGATGGTAGTCTTAACCGTTAAAATATAGTCGGTGTAGCACCGGGAGCATTTTATTGTCGTTGCCCCCGGTGAGAACACATTGGCCTGATTTTTCTGACCGCATTTGCATGTCCATGTTTGGATCATCAATAGCGACCTCTTTCGGAGTTTTTCACCACCACTTCGGCAAATATATATTCCACATTGACACCGTCACGCTCACGAATACGGAAATAAGTTTCGCAGGAGTGCATCAGATCCGCCATTTCTATGTCAAGCTCATGGTCAGTCTTAGTTCTGACTACCTCATTTGCCTCCGAAACTGCGTGCATTGCCTGTTGAAAGTTACTGTTAGTATCGGCAAAACATATTTTAGGAAAATTATAGTTCATCTTTTTCCTCCTGCATCTTAACCAAATCAGCACGGATAACCTGTAACTGACTAATAACAACGTCTATTGATGCCACGTTATCGAAAATCATCTCAATTTGAGTATTCATATCCTCTATATCTAATCCAATATGATGCGGATTAGGCTGACCGATTGGATTACATTCCGTATCCTGAATTAAACAGAGTGTTGTGTTTATATCGCTATCAATTTTTCTGGCGGTACCTACAGCAATATCACCCTTGCCAAAAACGCAAACCTTTGTATCACCATCGTTATATATCGGCATCTTTATCCTCCCATAACCCATAATTACCCGCCCGACACTGCCCAGCATAAAATATCGAATACTCGGAACATTCCCAAGCGTCTAGTATATTGACCTGCTTAAATTTACCGTACTTGCAGGTTGAGCATGATTTAACTATTGCATTTTTCTTGTCACAGTCAATGCTACAATAGAATTTCTTTCCAGAATTAATAATAGTGTTTATAAGCTCGGCATGTTCCTCATTGGTACAAACCCTACAAGAGTTTTGTTCTGCCGCTTCTCTACAAAACTTAGGCCAAGGTGCGCTTTCTAATTCTTCTAACCAATCCATTAATCAGTTACCTCCAACATAGGTTCCCATTTAGAACGTTTCTCACAATCAATACACGGTTTTTTTGTTATCGGCCAACATGCGTACTTACAATTGTTGCAATACTTTTCTATCTCACCGTCTTGCATCTTTGGTTTATTCTCCTTACTCAACTCCACCCCACAAAGGATATGCGAGTAGTCCGAAACCTTCTTTAAATCGTCAAGGTTGCGAGTATGCTTAAACCTCAGAGCGTACTTAACCATATTGGTAATAGCAAAGTCCTCAAATATGCCGTTTGCCATTGCTATTTCAATTGCATCAATACCGCCATTCTCTCTAATTTTTACATAGTGTTGCGAACCTACTGTTTGGCAGAAATTTTTTCCTAGTTCTCTTATTTCGTGTATATTCATTATTCCAACATCCCTTCGTCTGGATTTTCTATGATAACGGCATCCTGTTTGTACTGCTCGACTTTAACCCCACACTTACGGAGGTAGTCAACTCCGTCATTAAACTCATGTTCATCCCGGTAAACTACCTTCTGTATTCCTGCCTCAACAATCAGAATAGAGCAGTCAAGGCATGGCTTATATGTGCAATACATCGTTGCCCAATCTGTCTGAAAACCGAATTGCGCTGCCTTCAAGATAACTGCTTTCTCGGCATGAATGACCGGACATTCACCATTCCATTGTCCAGGTTGCTTACCTTCTCTCAGACAGTTTTTGCAGAATCCTTCTTCTACTCCTTCCGGTAAGTGATTAAATCCCTGTACGTGTCTTGCAAATCCTCCCTTAACAATAACAGCACCAGTCTGTTTGCGGCTGCAGTCAGAGGACTTTGCCACACGTTCAGCTAATTCCATATAATCAACCATTTAATTAGCCTCCAATCATACCGCTACAGGTATGTTTTTTATTTGCGGACAACAAAAGTAATCTTGTAGCATGAAGTCCTCAACTTTAAAGTCATAGAAATTTCTTACTTTAGGATTAACTCTCAATGTAGGTGCTAGGTAAGTTTCCCTCTTTATTAAACCTTTAACTGTATCAATATGCCTGTCGTAGATATGAGCATCAGCAATGACATGAACAAACTCTCCAGGCTTTAAACCTACTGACTGAGCAAACATTAATACGACAATTGCATGATGGCACACATCCCAATTATTAGCTACCAGTACATCCTGCGATCTCTGACTTAGTATGGCATTTAGTTTATCTCCAACAACATTAAAGGTCATGTTATAGCAACAAGGATATAAATTCATTTCGTGTAGATCATGGTGATTATACATATTAGTAATAATTCTTCTGCTGTATGGGTTATTTTTTAAGTCAAAGATAACCCTATCGACCTGATCCATTTCACCTTCGGCATATTTGTGTTTAACACCTAACTGATAGCCGTAAGTTTTTCCTATTGAACCGTTCTTATCTGCCCAACTATCCCAAATGCGACTATTAAGTTCGTTGATATTGTTGGACTTTTTCTGCCACATCCATAAAACCTCGTCAATAACGGCTTTCAAGTTAGTCGGCCTGAGTGTCATAATCGGAAATTCCTCCGCAAGATTATAGCGGTTAACAACTCCGAAACGCTTAATTGTATGTGCCGGTGTCCCGTCCTCCCACTTTGCCCTTACTACTTGACCTTCTGAGGACTCGCCGTTTTCTAAAATATCCTGGCACATTGAAATGAAAATTTCATCTGCTTTACTAATTGTAATTCATCCCCTTCTCAACACATATTATACCGCATACGGTAGATTACCGCCTTAAAAACAACCTAACTCTAGCGCAAAACCTTCTCCACAATCCACGCCTAACATGTTCCTGCTCTGCTCTCAACGCAGTAACCGAACATTCGATTTCATCCAATTTCTTATTCAGAAATGCAATGTCGCGTTGAAGTATTCTCCCGTTATCCGTTGCCGTTGATGTGTCGTTTATTAGCGTTTTGAATAGAACGGCATAACCATCAAGTCTATGAGAAATATTAGAACTGGAAACAATATGCTCGGAAATTATCTTAAGTAAGGTTTCGTTATCGCGCTCCAGTTTTCTAATCCTCGCCCCGGTTCTCCCCACCCCTTAACACCTCCAAACTCTTAGCAATATGGCAACTCCAATTATTTCTGCCGAATCTAACATACACATTACTATCGGCATAAATCGACCTGACTTCGCCAACCTTGCCCTTGTTCCGACCACGCTTAGGAATAACATTATCATTAACTTTTACGTCCATGCGCCCACACATGGCCTTTCAAATAATACCTGTCCACCGATAATATCAACCTTCAATAGCGGATTAGCGAAACATTCCTCCATCAACTTTTCCTCCGATACCTTACTTTTGCGCTTTTTCACCACTACCGCCGATTCATCCACTACTTTAGGTTGCTTGGCTTTCTTGGTAGCGGAACTTTTTCCGGTAAACCTTGGTACCTCTACCTTCTGCCGACCTGGAGTAGTTTTGCACTTACTTAGAATTATTCCGGCATCTTTGGCGAATAATCTTATCTGCACACCGCTTAATCGCAACTCCTTAGCGATCTCAGTTATCGGAATTTTTCCGGAATTCTCGGTCATATATTTTATTTCGTCTGCCGTTAATATTCTCCTAATATTGTTAGCTGGCATATCAAACCTCCATAATCAACCTTTAACCCTCTCAAACCGATAATTATTTATCCTTACCAAATAATTTACCTAACTGCTTAAACATGCCCTCGCTACTAAATTCTAGCTTGCCACCACCTAAGCAGATAATTGTTACGATAATCCAAGGGAACGAAACTAATAAAGACGTAGCCCAAAATGCTAGTTTTTCAAACACCTTTATCTACCTCCTAAATTTAATCTACCCTCTCAAACCTATAATTACAGCACCCCGGCACACTAACAACCATATTGGCACGTTCCAGATAAATCCTATCCACGGTATCCATAAACATTTCAAGCGGTCTAACCCATACCTTGCCATCACGCAGATACACAACCATCTGTTTGCCTGTTTCTGTATGAGTTGCATTTGCGGTAAATACTGTATATTTATTGCCCTTAAAGTGTTGCCATACTTCGCCTACTTGCGGTTTATTTCTCATTGTTTACACCCCTTTAAACAGCATTTATTTTACCTGTCCCATTACACGAATTACAGGGGTAGTATGTGCCTTCATCCTCTGCGCAAGATCGTTTCTTAACCTCTCCCTTACCATTGCATGTGCCACATATAACGGTAAGTTCATTATATATTTTTTCTAAACTAGAAACCGTTACATTTATTTCATCTATACGATTCTGCCTTAATTTTACTTCTCCAGAAAGTATGTCTTTCTCTTTGTTAAGCAAATTAATAATTTCTTTTATCTCCATAGCCCTCACCCTATTTCCTTATAGTTAATTACTTTACCTAGTCTTATTTGATCTTCCATGTCCTGCAACGCTTTTGCATGACTATCGAATTTACACAGACAAATATGACCTTTAGTTAGATTCACAAATGAATATTTGCCCGTATTTTTGTGCAGCATTATTGCAACTTCAACTGTATCTTTTGGTCTTGTCACTAAGTACCTTTTCATGTCTACATCACCTCTTCAACGCCCTTTCGCAACAGCAGGATAAATTATATGTCCTGCAATTTTAAGTCGCTGTACGGGCTTAATTTTGGCGTTTCCGTTTATTTTAGCTAATCAGTCAATCCTCCATTTTTATAATCTCCGCAACAGTCGCCAGAAACTGACTTGTCATAGGTTTGGTTATGATGTTATTAGGAAATATATCGCAATACCTGACGGTCCCGTTTTCCTGCGTTTTGTGAATTGTGTGACGGATTGACCTTTCAACACGTTTTCCGGTTGTGCTGTGCTGCTCTGCCACCTTTTCGTACAACTCACACCAACGTACGGAGTTCGGAATTTTGGTTAACTCCAAAATAGCTGTTCTTGCGTACTTGAATCCGTCCATTTGTGGGGGTACTCCTATGTCAAGTAGGAGTTTTGTTGTTCTGTTTTTCATGTTAACTCTCCTTTCCTATGTTAACTATCTGGCTAAATATCCAATCGGCTATATTCATCACAAGTGAGTTGCCGATTGCCTTATATCTTGCCGTGTCGGATGCACCGGTTATATCAGTCCAACCGTCAGGCATACTCATCAGTCTTTCACACTCAATCGGCATTAGTCGGCGGACAGCATAACCCTGCTTTACAAGGGTTTTACTGCCGCCCCCACAGTCACCATAAAACGATCTCAGGGTTGCTGCTCCACCCTCAGAATAAACACCGTGACCGACAAGAGGAAAACTATTAACTATACACAAATCAGTCTTATTCCCCTGCCCTGCCGGTCTATTGGTCCCCGCTCCGCTTGCGCAAATAGTTCCTGCTACTTTGGGGTGCATTACACATTGTGTCGCTCGATCGGTATCAAGCGCACCTGTCACTTGACCATGAACGGGGTCTTGTCTGCCGTTAAAAGCTATTGGTTTTTGATGTAGGATATTAAACGCTGGGTAACCTCTCTCGCCACCACCCCGTAAAGCAGGACTTATACCGCCAGGAGAAACAATCCGATTTCCTTGACCATCCCAGGGAGTTAGGCAACCGTCGCCGATAGGTAGTAAATATAATCCTGTTTTTGCTCCACCACCCCCGCCACCAGATTTTAATGTGCAGCTTTTCCTTGCATTTATAGTTACTCTATCTGAGCATTGTTCAAGATTAACTGTTGTCTCAACGCTATCTCCAACACTTCCGGCAACTTCTTCCCTCGCTTCTCCGCTCTCCGCAAAATGCCTTGACACGCTTTCGCGCTCAAAAAGTATTTCTCCGGCACGTTGACCTCTAAAATCTGCGACAAGAAAGATTCTCTTACGACGCTGGGCGACTCCCCAGTATTGCGCATCACAGACTCGCCAAGCAACACTATACCCATCCCCTCTGACCATTCCGGCATTTGCCCACTTTCCAGACTTAGGCATTGGAATTTCGGACGCTGTGATTTCTTCAAGCACGGTTCTAAAATCCTGTCCTTTGTTACTGCTAAATGCCCCTGGTACATTCTCCCATATTGCATATCTTGGATATTCGCCATTCGTAACGAACCTCATTTCTCTTATTATCCGTATTGCCTGACTGAATAACCCTGAGCGTTCTCCTGCCATGCCCTCGCGCTTACCTGCTACTGACAGGTCTTGGCATGGGCTGCCGAATGTTATTATGTCAACAGGTTTAATCTCTGCCCCATTTATTAGGCATACATCACCCAAATGCTCCATATTAGGGAAATGATATTTACTTACCTCCATCGGGAACTTTTCTATCTCACTGGCCCAAACAGGAGTTATACCATTTAGTGTTGCAGCCAAAGGAAACATTGCCACACCGTCAAACAGCGAACCCATTGTAAATTGTTTCAATTCACTACCTCCACCGCTGCCCGACATAACCCCGGCGACATTCCCCAGTCACTTAGCCTAACGCCGTGAATATCGACCTGCTTATTGCCGTACTTGCGGTTAAATTCAACCCGGTTATCATTATTCGGCAGAACTATGACAAATTTCGGCTGCTTCTGTTTGCGTTTTTGTTTCGGCATTGGTAGTAACCTCCTTTTTTCTTTCCCAAATCAATCGACCTGCAGGACAATCAACGATAAACTTATCGACATACTTTCCTGCCTCGGCATCCATGTAAGACATTGTTGCGGCAAGCACTTCTTGTGTTCTGTTATTACTTTTGTCTGTGGAGAATTTTCCTGTCTTGTCCGTCTTGCCGATGTATATTTGATTAGTTAACGGACTGCTGAGAATTCTTATCTTATCCCAATTAATTCCCATCATTCTACCTCCTAAAGTTATTCTCTACCTCATGCGGTAGGTGAAATCATAGATAATAGTTTTCGATGATGTATTGAACGGCATCTTCCATTAACAGGAAATGTCTAGTCGTATATTCCAGCACCCAAAATGCGTTTTTATAGGCAACGCGACTGCCCCAAGTTATTACTGGCTTACCAAATATCCCTGCTGCGGTAATCTCGCTTACGGAACTCAAAGACGGTTCTGGATGGTCTAATTCGGCAAGCATTACATGAGAGTTTTTAAGTTGAAACATATTGCTATGCTGAATTTCTCTCGGATTGGGATCTAGTATTGTATTTACCGGACTTAACACGCGAAAACCTGAGAAAGTCAACATATCGGTTGCTTCTCTGCGCCATTTGCTCATTTCCTCTAGGGATAAACCCGTCATTTTGCCTATCATGTATACTGTTGGTTTCATCAATTAACCCCCTGCTCATAAGTTTTCTTAACCATTTCTAAAAACTTTTCGGCGGCGCGAAGTCTCTTACTTAAATCCTTTACTATTTTCTCTGCTTCGCTTACTTCATACTTTCTTACGCGACACAAGCCACTTCCAACATAAAAACCTTTGGCAGCAATACCCTTCTTTACCCCAAAACCTCTAGCGATATTGTATGTCGGTATTTGTTCTGCCGCTATACCGAAAGCGTCTTTGTATGGGGTCCCTGATACTACTTTAGGCATGTTGTAGCTACCGATAACGATTATATCTCCCTGCTTAAATCTTTCATGTAGCGGCACAAAACACTTCTCCGCTTCTTCCGGTGTATCATATTCTGCGCTACATACTGGACAGTGGTATTTTACTATTGGTTGCATTGTTGACCTCCTATATTTGTTATTTTCTACCGCATAAGGTAGGTTACTGACTGAATAATTTCTCTGCATCAGCGGCAGTCGGTTCATCCCAACCGTATCTTTTGGGCCCCGTGTCGCTCGGCATACTAAACCTTCTGCATGAACTATCAAAATTTAGCTGTATTTCAACGTCCTGCTGACCACTAAAACGGTTCTTGAAAATCTCTAGTATGGTATCGCAGTTTTCCTCTGACTTCTCTTTTGGGGTAAGTCTATGAACCGCTAATACATTGTCTGCCCTATTGGTTATGTCTCCACTACCTGCAACGTCCATCTTGGTTAATCTGCCATGCGTTTTTCTTGGGTGTGCTACTAGGTGAACATGAACATCGTACTTCTGTGCAAATTCAGCTACTCTATTTACAAATTCACTCTGTTTACGGTAGAAGTCTTTTTCGTTTCCGGCAAAAACGGTAGTCATAAGATTATCAATCATAAACACCTTACAACCGTATCTTTGCGCCGCGTATCCAAATACTTCTAAAAGTGAATCATCGGAAACAGCACCGTAACTATCACACAAGAAAAATTTATCCATGTACCAATTGCGTATTTTGTCTAATGCTTCTTTGGTCGGGTGCGCTACATTTGATTTTCTAATATCATCGAATCTGTATTCTAAGTTATCTGGTCCGGCAGCTTGTAAGTCAGTCCAGTATCTAAATACTGGCGCAGGCAATTCTCCAGAATAAGCACATACGGAAAATCCTTGGTCAACTGAGTCAAGCATAACCTGTCCTAGTAGTGTGCTTTTTCCTGACGAGTTAACGCCTGTCCAAATAGTAAACTGCCCCGACATGAAACCACCCATTACCGTATCAACTCCTCGGATACCGCTTCTAATTCTTAATGTGCCGTCATAGTCAAATGCTTTTACTTCTCCAAGTCTAGTCAATCCGCTAATTGGCACCTCCACAGCGTTTTTAACGGCATCCCTAACCGCCTGCTTACCGTCATAAACCAAAACTTCGTTGGCATCTTTTCTTTCTGTTTTCACAATCCAACACCTGGCAGCACCTAGTCGGTTGATTAGTTTTCTTTGTAGTCCCTGCCCTGGTTCGTCATTATCAACCCAAATTATTATTTTTCTAAAACTTTGTAGCCAGTCCCAACACAGGTCAACACAGGTCAAGTCCTCTGCCCCTGACGGAACGCTTACGGCATTAGGTATTCCACATTCATCTAGGGCAAGCAGATCCATTTCGCCTTCACAGATTAAGAGAGGTTTTCCCGGCACACACAAGTCTATTCCCCAAAATATCGGTTTGCCGCCAGGTTCCCGCCAACCCTTTTTCTCTCCTTTTTTAGGTTTATGCGGCGGCCTAAACTTCATCAGCACCAATTTACCATTTTCGTAATACGGCATTGCTATATTTCCGTCAACTTCACATACTCCGCGCCGTTCCCATATTGCCTTTGAAAATCCGCGTTTCTTTAGGTATTCCTCGACCTTAGATGTTGCCGGTATTGTTTTTGACGCGGGAGGTACATAATTAACCTTTGGCCGCTTAATCTCAAAGTTTTTTGCTTTCTGCGTAACCTCACCTAATTCCCTAAGTAGTTGATGAAATGAACCAGTTGCACCGCATGAACCACGTTTACAGTTATATGTTCCGCTATTCTTATTAACGGCAAAGGTATATTTGTCTTGACTATTACCGCCTTGACAGAAAGGGCAGTAGACAGGGACTATTTCCTCACCCTTAATTCTATAATCCCTAAAATACTTATCCGCTATATCTATTGGCGTTATGTCGTAGTTCAACGTATCACCGTCTTTGTTGGTACTTCCTTTGGTTTAGGAGTAGGTTTATTTTCCGTCTTTAGATTTCTTCCCCATTCAACATGTTTTTTACAGGAAGTATTTATTTGACTTCTAGGATTGCAGTTAGCTTTTAGTGGTTTGTCTATTTTATAGGTAGACCAATCCTTTATAGACTCGACCAAATCTAATTGAGGATACCGTTCTTTTAGTTTTTCGTACATTTCAAGGTCTTTTGCCCTGTCGAATGGATAGTTTTTGACTAATTGAAGTGCTTTAAAAAAGGCATCTTCCTCAGAAGTTAGTATAATTGTATTTTCTTTCTCTATATCTAACTCTTGATCTATATCTGTTCCGTTACACTGCGTTACGGTAACGTTACATGTAACGTTACCATCAGGTAATTGCCTTTGCTTTTTGCGGTAATCGGCAACTCTCTTTCTATTCTGCTCTCTTATTTTGTCTAATCCTTCTATATTTTGATGCTTGTTCCAGTTAGAAATAAATACACCCTGTGAGCGCAGTTGAATCATTCCCATTTTGTCGAATGTTTCCAAAGCAAACCTAACGGTATTTATTGGCCTTCTAAATTTATGAGCAAGCATTTCATCGGTATAAGGAATACTTTCAGTTAAGAAAATATATCCGTTCTGGTTGCATTTGCCGGCCAACGTCAATAATTTTATCCAAATAATCAATACTGCATCGGCATCTGGCAGACTTTCTATGAAGTCTATTTTTTCATCCTCAAACATGGTAGTTGTTATTTTAATCCATTTAACTTCTGCCATATTCAATAACCCAAACAATCACAAATATTTTTAACGGCAACCTCATACGCTTCTGAGGTTCTGAGTGCCGTATTCTGCCCATAAAAGCCAACTAATTCGGTCAATGCCGGTTTATACTTATTACTCCAGAGTTCGTCCACATTATTTGCGGCAACATTCTCCTGCGCTGCACGTTCCGCAAGTTCCTGTAATCTAGGTTCGATAAATGCCATCTGTTCCCAAGTTATTTTTGACCACCCTTTACTATAATTTTTACCTCACTTACCTCTATATTATAGCATTTTTTAGTTGAAATTTCAATAATTTTATGGTATAATTTACGCCAATTACGAATATAATTAAGGCGGTGATTTAATGCCTAGACCAAAAAGAGATATGGTAAAATTTAATATGATGATTGAAAAAACAATGCTTGCCGATATAGAGAAGTTTAGAAAGACTTATTCTAATATTCCTTCTATAGCTGAGGCAATGCGCGACTTATTCAAATACGCCCTCGCCAACATTCCTACTCCCAGGGAACCCCGGCAGTAAAAGGGGTTTCCTTTTATGTGTCCTAATAAACAATCGACCTACTAACCAAATCTCCCGCATACCGCCGGTCAATAAACATAACCGTAACAATAAGATCGTCTATTGACCGCCATCCACAACTGCCATTCGGATATTTTAAGTAACATAGAATGTCCATTACTACCTCCTAAACCTATACCACTCCAATATCAAAAAATCCAACTCCTGCGACAATCTCAACGCCTCGTCACCATCACCGCACATATACGCTCTGTGCATCCTCTCGCGCCCTGCGTCAATCTTCGCCATTAACTCTTGCACACTATCCCCACCCTTCACGATACATTCCCTGCCTTATACGGTAGGCTAATTCATAACGAATAAACCTACATGAACGATGAAGTATGCAGCGATAAGTCCTAGAATTAGTTTGCAGGTTTTTACTGTGTTATTTTTCATTGTTAGCAACTCCAAAGTTTTATTCCGTATATATCGGCAATTCGCTATCGCAATTACCGTTTTCATCAATTGATATTCTCTCTAAACGACATAAACTAATTTCATAGTTTAGATGATTGCAATTACTGTTGCTGCAAGCAACAAACGTTTCTTTTAGTTGTTTCCGCAACCGCTCAACCTCTGCCTGCAAATCCTTAATAGTAGCCTTAAGTGAGTTCTGAGCTTTTATATCTTCTTCGATGGATATGTTGTTTGCTTCCATAAGAGCGGCACCAGCGGCCTTTAATCCTTCAACTATATATTCTGCCTTGATAGCCCGGTTAATTGCCTCCGGCCATCCTTCGCGGGCAGCGGCTATGAAATTAGCAGTCCCTAAATTGTAGCAATCGCAAACCGGCATATCGTTAATTTCCGTAAAAACGGTTGCACCGTCACCATCTACATACCAACTACCGCTTATTACATTCTTACAAACCTCTAAATCCTTCTGTAAATCTCTCACTTAACCACCGCCCCAAAGTGTTTTTGAAGGCTTTTCAGGATTTCGCTACCTAGACTATCTAAATAGTTTTTAATCTCCTGTACGCCCTCTAAATCGTTGTTTTCGATGCCATAAGATAGGCAACCTTTTATCGCACCTTCAAGGGATGAATAGTAACCAACTTGATCCCAGAAAACCTTCCCCGGTACCTTAGCTTTTACACCGGCAATGCGTTTTTCCTCAAGGATATAATTGTGCGGGTCCGTTGAAATTCTGTAACCGGAATTACCTATTTCTACCTGCATATCATTACCTCCCAAGCACTTTCTTAATATGTTCCTCTACTTGCTTAGATAGTTTTTCTTGCTCGTCAACCAATAGAGCAAACGCTCTAAATATGCTATCGGGACTACAGAATATATAACCTTCCTTACGCATCCACCGATTAAATCTATAAGTATTGTCGATAAAGTCACTTGCCATTTTGTCTGTTATGTCACCTTTAAACATTTCTTGTTCTGCTTTATTCCATCTGGTCAGTAATTCCTTAATAGAATCTAATTCTTTTTGCCTTTTTAATTGTTGCTGATCTAAATTAAATCCGCAATGTTCGCAATTTATGGAGTTTGCATCATGGGCAAACATATAACCTTCAAGTGCAACAGCACCCTTACCGCACTTCGGACACTCAACAGGTATTTCCCATTGACCACAGTCACCGGCATCCCAAGCACGCTTAGATTCACCGATAACTTTTAGCTCCATATCAAGTAGGTTTAGTTTATTATCCCTGACATGATTACCGGCAATGTCACAAACAAAGCCAATTGCATTGCCGCCTTCTATTATCTGTTTACAAGGCACTATTCAACCCCCTCTTAAACTACTTGACTACTCATAATACCTAAACGATATTTAAACCGCTGTACGGGCTATCTGGTGATGTTTTAAGGCTACCTCAACCCTGCCCCAAAGTATATGTTCTCCCCGAACACTCCCATGTACGTCAAGTCGTGTGCCATCGGGATAGCGGTACAAGTCCTCGAAAACCAGTCTGAACGCTCTCTCGATAGGTGAGTAGTCTTCTACAACCTTAAGCATGGCATCGTCACCGCCCAAAAGTTGCAATGAGCCGTTATTAATCATTAGTTGTACTGCTGACATTTTTACCCCTCCCTACACCGTTGTTCCAACTCAGCACATATCCGTTCAACATCGGAGAGTATTTTGTTTAGTCTGACAATGTCCTCCGATGTTGCGGTTATACTAAACAATTAGTTAGTTTCCTTTGACTGTCTAGCCTTCTGTACCGACACATTTAACTTCTCTCTAATTGCAAGTGCTTCCGGTTCAGTGAGTTGCTTTAGCGAAGTAATTTCTCGCCCCAACCCCTTAGAAATCCATCGCTTTAATTCCTCCTCAGTTCTGCCGAGTTCGTTTCGCATTG